GTTTGTCAGTTACCGCTAGATCGCTGGGGGCAGCAAAAATTCGATGGCATTGAGGACATTCACTAGGGAGCGGGAGTTTCAGCCTTTTCCTGCAATCAGGACACCGCGCGACTGGACTCCCCCAATCAGAGCCTTTCCCTTTAGACTCTTTAGCGCTTCTTCGCAATCCATCCGTAGTTCTCATGATTTAGTTTCCTCCTCCAGTTGCCTCTGGATCGCTTTGAGTGAAGTATTGCGTGAGTCTATCCAGAGGTTCTAATTCAGGCTCGAAATCATCGGGTAGGAAGCTATCTGTGAGGGTGTACTTAACGCGGAGCAGACCGAGCGAATTGTTCTTTTCTGCGAGGTTCTTCTCCAGTTCAGCTACGCGTGACTTCAACCGCTCCACCTTAGCAATCGCTTCATCGCACACCACCCGCAGCGCCTTCTCAGCCGCACATACGGAGTTGAATTCTTCCAAGCGCGGGGCGATAAGGTGGGTAAGCTTCACTAACAACGGCATTAACTGAGCGATAGCCATACCGCTAACAGGTTGCCCACGGCCCACGGTCTCTTGTATCAACGCATACACCGCGAGCTTGTCTTCTTGGGTTATTAGGGTGTCGTGTTCTTCAAGCATACGAGCCTTTCTGCTGGATTACTCCACAGCACTGCGCATCGCGTCTCTGCGATCGGCCAATTCGTCGAACAAATCCGCCCAACGCACTTGCGTGGCTTGGTAATGGGTACGTTTCGCATCAGCGTTGCGATCCGAACGATAGGTAGGGTCGAACTCCGCCATCTTGCGATGGAAACGAGCTTTCTGGCGGAGTTCTTCTGTGGTGAACGAACACAGGGTCATGTGCGGATGACCTTTCTGTTGGGATATATGGTGCCCTTTGGGTGAAAGCTCAAAGTGTCCTAAAGCACGTAATGTCTTTCAAACACGAAAGGCACCCGCCCGATCAAGTTCGCGTTGGTCTTTTAATACGACCTGCTTGATCAGGCGGCTGCCTTTCTGGCCAGCCGTCCTACTATGCAGCTTCGGTTTCGGTGTCGACGTCGTCCTCTGCGAGCTTCTGCTCGGCAGCATCCTCCGCTTCCTTCTCGATCTGATCCCACAGACCGAGCTTGATTGCCGCGGCCTTGAGGGCCTTCTGCTTCTCGCGCTGCTTCTGCTGGTACGCCTTCTGCGAACCCTTGCCGCTCTGCTTCTTCTGCTGGACCTTCTGGCGGACGCGGAACTTCAAAAGCTCTTCCTTGAGCTGCTCGGGCGAGAGACCTGCAACTTCGGAATTGACTGCGGCGAGGATATCCTGATCGTTGGTGTCCATGTGATTCTCCTGTGCGGGGTTACCGCGGTGGTTCTAGTTTGTGCTCGAGAGATGTTATCTCCTGTGCTGTTTTCATTATACCGCGTTTTGGAAAACGAGGCAACGTGGATGTTGAAATGCGCATTTCATTCGGCTTTTGAAAAGTCCGAATCCTGGCCCTCCCCCCGCGCTGGTGTTTTCGATGTTACTCGCGCGCGGAGTTCGTGAAGTTTCTCGTTTATAAGAACCATGTCCGATGTGATCTGGTCGTAGTTCATTGCTATCCATTTGGATCTCAACGAACCCACGGCATGGTCCACGTAACGAGTGGGTGGGTTGCGTTCTAAGAGCTGGAGATGCACTCCTGGAACGTTTGTTAGTTTCTCTCCGGCCAACGCGAACACATCCACCGTGGCATCGGGGTGCATGAAATGCACAGCGCGGATGTGTTTGGGTAGGTCTTCCAAAGGACACCGCACGAGGTATAGTGAATACGCCGCTGAGTGCCCGATGGAGAAGATGTAGTTCATTTGAGCGGGTGCTGTGGGTGTTGTGGCCATGTTATCTCCGCGCGGGTGTTAAGATATCCGTGTTGAACGGAACCCAAGCTTGGATATCACCACGACGATATTGATACACGATACCGTCATCGCCCAAAGCCACGACCGAAGAACCTTCTCCTTCGCCATCTTTGTACGTGTACGATACGGAGATGATCTGGATGAACCTTACCGCCGGTTTACCATCTTCTCCGAACATATGCTGTTGCCGGTTACCGCTGTTTTTTGGACCTCTTGGCATAAATCCTCCATGTTTTTATTATACAGCATTTAGGGCCTGGATTGCAACTGGTGCAAAAATCAGGGCCGGAATTCCCCTGTATGTGGGTTGGGTGTGCCTGTTACAATAGGCGGGTGTTGTGCATCGAGCCAGCGTTGAAGTTCTTTAGCAACACACTGATCCGAGCAGTGGTGGGTTTCTCTATTAGTATCTGGTACGTTATCCATGCCCCAAGGTTGTAGACGAAATACTGAACTATGTGCTACGAGGCGGAACCAGTGGTTGGTCTCGCCTTTAACCGCCCCGCATGTATCGCAATTGATAATCGTGTTTATACTCATGATCCTAACGGCTCCTCTAAAATGAATTCACGAAAATGCTCGAGCCACTCCTGCAAGCTCATTAGGGTTGGGTCGAGGTGTGGTCTGCCTAGAAACTTCTGCTTTACCTGGTACACGACGAACCGACGGGCCTCGTCGCAGATTAAATCCTGGAACTCAACCATTGTGAGTTTCCTAAGCGGATCTTTGGGCATTATTCCTCCTCTTCGAACATAGCGTCGAAGCACTCTTCACAGAGGCCTGAGATATAGAACTCGCGTGTTCCGGCCTCTGTGTGACATTTTGATAACGCAGGTTGTTTGCAATTGATGCAGGTCTTGGCATCGTTAGCTTCTTGAATAGTTTGGCCGTACACTTCTTTATGCAAAGTGTCCGACAATTTCTTGAGTTCTGGTGCTTGTCCTTCAATAGGCATCTTCAACTCCTTTCACGAAAAACTTCCACGCGCCGCACCTGCAGAACAACACAGTGCCGCGGAACATTTGATGGGCTAGGTGATGTATAGATAGCATTTGTCGACACGGCTCGCACCCATAGTGAGAATCGTATACGTGACAGGTGCAGGGTCCTGTGATAACACTTTCGGGGGTGCGTTTGAAAAACGGTATCTTCATCGATCCTCCCAGACTACGGCGTAAGCGACCCATAGATCGCTCAAGTTTTTCTTGGCGTGTGGAGGTACCACATCCGCGGTAAAACGATGCAAGTATTCGGGGTAACCGTCCAAGAACTCGTCCAGACCGCGGCGTGCTTCAGGTTCTGTGTCGTATGATTGTATGAACACGCTCATATAATAATCCCTCCGCGCTTCAACACATGCACGTAATTAGTCACAACGCACTGGGCGTGTAGTGAGTAACGGTGATCGCATAAATACCTCCGTAACGTGTTCCATTTGAATCGTCGAGGGGTTTTTAACATCAAACGCCGCGTGGCTTGCCAGTCAGGATCTCGTGTCTGCTCCATCGTTACTCCCAAAGGGTATGTGTTGAATACAAAATACTTGACCCACACCCTCGCATCTTTGTCACACAGGGAGTTTTTAAACACCTCGCCGTGTGTAGGTACGTATTGCATTGTGGAACTCCTTAATCAACCATCTCCCAGTCATGGACGCGAAGATGACGGTATTGTACGAACAGCGTTTGTAGTACCCTACAACGATAGCAAAAATCGCCCTCACTCTCTTCGCGTGGAGTAATCTCGGCGGCTTTTTGTAATCATTAAGCGACACGAATCTACGTTCCGTTGTGCACCAGATGCGGTTGTATAAACTCACCCTATACCTCATGCGATGTCGTCCTCTCCCAGCGCATCAAAATCCTCTCCTAACTGAGCGCGTGCTGCGTCGTCGATCTCTTGCATCAAACCATGTTCTTCGGCCATTTTCCACATCAGCTTGCGTTTGATCTGGTTCTTGCGTTGATACCCGCGCCTGTTAGAGAGCGAGTTGTCTAAATACTTAAGAGCGTTGATCGCATCTGCTGCGTCGTCGAGAGAAATAGTCACAACTTGACCATCTCCCCCGCTAAGCTCGTTGATGAGACGTTTGATCATCTCAGCTTTGGGACATTGAGGTGCGGACATCGTGTTCCTCCTGCATTGCGTTATAGATTAGTCTTGGTGCTATGTTCCGAGATCCACTGGACAGCTAGGATAACAACAACACCTAGCAACGATGGTACGGATAAAACCACGAGTAAACTCATGTACAACCTCCATGTTTATATTATACTCTATTCGGGGCCCGATTCGCAATGGCTCAAAACTTTAGAACGGGATCAGGCCGAGCGATTTAGCCCGTTCGATCATTAAACGTTGCCGTAGACTCTCTCGCGATTCGACGGACTCGGGAGACACATTCAACGCACGTTGCAGCACCGCGCGAGGCGCTTCTAACAACTCCTGATGCAACGCATGCTGTCTTTCGAGCGCTTCGCGTAACAACAAAGGATCGTGTTTAGCCAACACATCATTCCAATAGGGCTTGGAGAGGTAATCAATACAACGTTGCAAGAGCGTAACAGAATCCTGTGCAGTACCTAATAATGTATTACACGCTGCGCATAGCAACCCACGTGGTACGCCAGTAACATGATCGTGGTCGATGTACAACCTCGTCGGTAACTCCACTTCGGGTGTGAGGCATATCGCACAACGAGCCTGGTGATGTTTATACATCACATCAAACTCCCCCTGCGATACGCCATACTTCTTCAATATATGGTGGAACCGTTGTGGTGTATCTTTCCTACGGCGGTGACTCAATATTGCTCCTTTCAACGTTCGGACTTTTCAACAGCCAAATCAATATAGGCAATCTGGTCTTTGCTCGCTCAGCGTAAACCCCCTGAAATAAACGCTTTGTCAAGCATGTCCCGCAGATGCCGAATTATTGCGCGTAAAGAGAACAAGCTCGAAAAACGACACTCTCTATCGAACGAACAAGGTGTTCGTCGAAAGAATCGGGTAATATATATATATATATAATCTACTCCATATAGACGACCAGACTTCCCCTATGTGAATTATACTATCACAGGTGGGGACCAAGCAACAGCCGAGTAGCGGCCTTTGATCTGAACGGCTTTTGCTTGTCCAGACCTTCGGACGCGTGCAGAGAGCCGTAGCTCCCCACACTCGCCTAGGTGCCTGACTACTCCTGGCCAATGATCTCCGCTATGTCGATCCCGGCATCGGTCGCGGCCGCCACGATCCGATCGTAATTCGCCTTCAACGCCTTCTTCTCGGCCCACTGCTGCGCGTTCCTCTTATGCCGATAACACGCGGCTTTGACACCGTCTGTCAGGGCCTGCGCTATAACCTCGTCCACAGTCCGGTTCCTGAGCGCGGCCAAACCCTTGACCATCTTCATCGTTTCCTCCTGCACAATCACTGTCGCTTGTGTCATCGTATCTCTCCATAGTACATCATGTGGGGACCATTATGGCCTTACGCTTTCAGTGATCACGCCGATCACCGCCGTATTTCCGTGTTTCGTGCGTGCTCTCCTCTCTGTATTCAATTATACAGCAATCAACGCACAATGCACGCCGCGCATAACTTTTATTCCCGGCGCACCGGCGCATATCTCATATTCGATACCCGCCAGTGGGCAATGCGCTCCGTGTGATAAACAGCGAGACCTCCGGCCCCTCATAGCGCCCCAAAGCTGCGAAGCAGCCTGTGTGCATTGGCTAGGTCGTTTGCACACGTTATATCGAATTGTGTCTAATCAGGTGGTCCTCGTGGTTGGTTCATATCATCCGTCCTCATGTGATGTGTCATTGTATTAGCCTCCTACAACCATATCTGGGCTATGATGAGCTTGCCGAACTTGGCATACGCGTCCCATCTGTTATCGATATCATCTCTCCATAAGATCATGTGAGCTGACTTGTGTCGTGTCAATCCCACGACGAGTAATGTGCCACGTTCCCAATTCCAATTGATGTGCATTGTATCACTCCTTCTGTTGTGTCTAGGGGACAGCCTAGCCTGTACTGCATTCAGGGGCCCCGGGTGGACCCAAATTCTTGTTCCCGTACCCGGGGTCTTAAGACGGAGAAAAAATCGTGGGGGGTTTTGGTATATGGGGTTTTTGATTCGAGCAAAACCCTAGCAAGCAAGCGCCGCTTGGGCAAGTGCCGGCACTCGGGGGTTGCTCTGGGCGTGTGCCGGGCTTATAATAAATCTATCAGACCCCGCGTGCGGCGGCGGTGTGAGAGGAGGAACGGATGGCCGGTGTGTCGAGCGCACAGCGATTGTTGGACGACGATGAATTGATGAGGCGGTTGTTGGCGCATTATACTCTGAAAGAGTGTGCGGCTCTTTTCAACGTCACGTACCATACGATCTGTAAACGCGCCCGCCGGCCTGAGTTCCTCGGTCAGTTGAAGAATCTCAATGGGGATATGTACCAGGACGTGGACCAGGAACTACGGGCCATGACCGGTATGATCACCGAACGCGTGTTGGAGATGAGCACGAAGGCTTTGGATAAGTTGGAATTGTTGCTGGAGTCAGAAGGCACGGACGACCGACTCGTAGCCCGCATAGCTATGGATTTCCTCGACAGAAACCCTGATACATCCAAGACCAGCAAACACGTGGCCAAGGTGGAGCATGCGTTCATGAACCCAGCCCTCCTGGCACGTGCTGCTCAGGCCGCCAAGGAATTGGATGAGAAAACATTCGCCCCCGTGCTGGAAGGGGACCTCGATTGAGCGATGTTCTCCAACTAGCCGCCGATGGGAAAGCAGAAGAGCTTCGGGATGGTCTCCGACGTCGGGCCCTGAGCTCTTTGTACTACTTCTCCAAGGTCCTGTGTGGGTACGACAAACTGGTGAAGCATTATCACCTCCCTTTGTGCCTTGATATCCAGGACACGATCTCTATTCGGAAACGCGGGTATCTGCGCCCACGCAAGCATTTTAAATCCACCATCATCGCCAAATCCTATCCCCATTGGCGGTTATGCGGCGGAGGCCTGCAGGATAAGATGCCCGAGCTGATGGAGTTGTCCACCGAAGAACTCTTACAATTCTACAGCACGTATCCGGACAAAGACCCGCGCAACCTTCGAATCGGGATCGTGGGCGAGACAGGGGACGTGGCTGAGAAGGATCTGAAAGACATCAAAGACCGCACCCTGCATTCTGAAATCTTCAGGTGGCTGTTCCCGGAAATGATCCCCCAGAATCTCGGGCAGACTAAATGGACTGAGTCTGAGATCGTGCTACCCCGCTCCAAATCCTGGGACGAGTCCACCATATCCTGCATGGGTGTGGGAGCCAAGCGCACGGGGTTCCACTACGATATCCTGATCTACGACGATATCGTGGGAGAGGCTGCGAGTCATTCGGACACCATCATGAAAGACGCTCTCGATTGGTTGCGTGCAGCTCCGGGTCTTTTGAACGACGACATCACCGGAGAAGAACTATTCGCAGGCACTCGCTGGAAAGATGGGGAAGGGGATGTGTACGGATGGCTCATGAAGAACATGCCGTTCACCCCTGGTATAGGTGAGGAACCCGCTACCGGATTCAAATTCTCGACCGAATCGTGTTACCACGAACCCACCACAGAGATCCGGTTCAAAGAGCGGTTCAACACCACCATCATGGAGGAGATCCGGAAGCGTGCGGGTGATTATCTATTCAACTGCAATTATCGAAATATGCCCACGCCTCCCGAAGGTTCCAAGTTCGCGAACCTCAAATTCTACACAATCCTGAACGACGGTGATGGGCAACCCCGCATCGCACATTTTGAAGACGGTACGCCCGATGTACACATCAATCAACTAGCCCGTGTATCATTCCTCGACCCGAGCACGGGCGGGCGGGGAGCTAAATGCGAGAACGCCATAGTCATAGTGGGTACGGATGAATTGAATCGACATCTCCTCCTATCCACGTGGAACGCCAACACCGGATACTCAGGCGCTATAGAGCAATGGCATGTGATGAACGATCGCTACGTCTGCTGGCGTAACTGCTACGAAAAGGTGGGACAACAAAAAGAAATCGCCGAAGTAGTCCTCATGCGTTCGATATACCGGGGTGAGTGCCCGTTCTGCAAAGGAACACACCGGCCCTTGGTCCCTGATGGATACACCCCCCCTTCGGGCCTGGATAAGAACTCGCGTATCGAGATGTATCTCGAACCTGCGGTAAAAGACGGTCGTGTGTATGTTAGGAAGGAGCACGCCGAAGCTATCAGGCAAGCCACCATGTTCCCTAACGGGGACTTGGTAGACGTCCTAGACGCGTGGGCGTACGCTGTGAAAATCTCACGACCCTATCGGGGGATGGAAGAAGAAATGGATCAGAGGGCAGAGCAAACCGCACACGCCGTCCAAGGACATTCGTATTCCAACACCAAATACAATTATGGGGGGTACCGCTAATGCCTCTGCAGATCGTACCCGTAACTGGAGTGCCTCCCGATAAACTAGCGGCGATCCAGAACTATCTAGTCAAGACCTTTCGAGACGCAGTGACTGCACGGAACACGCAGATCGATTCGGATTATGGCAGATGGCTAGATAACTACAACGCCAAGCCCGCCCAAGATGTCCGGAGCACACCGTGGGTTGGGGCGTCTAACTTCGTTCCCCAATTAACCCGCATGCACACGGATATCCTATCCGCCCGCATATACGGGATCATAGCGGGGACACGACCTTTCTGGCGTGTGAATACCTTCAACTCCGAATGGAAATCAGCTCGCATGATGGCCCTAGCTGAGTACATGGAGATGAAGAGTAAGCAAGAACTCCGTCTATTCCCCAAGCTAGACGAGATCGTTCTGGAGACAGTGAAGACGGGTACCCTGACCCTGAAAGCGAGATGGCAGGAGGAAGAAGAATGGTTCGTATCTGGAACCGGACAAACCCCTATCATAGTCGAAGGGTTGGAACTAGATCCAACTCCGTTTTACGATTTTTATCCCTATCCCCTGACCGCGCCGTGTATCGAGAAAACTTTAGTGTGTCATTGCCGCATACGCCTGACCAAGGAAGAAGTGGAATACCGCGTATCCAAAGGCATCTACTCACGCGAAGCGGGCGAGCTCCTATTGGCGGGGGGACAAAAAGTAAACCAACAAGAAGCGGAAGCCGCGTCGAAGACCGGGATCTCACTCACGCCAGATACCTCACGCCCGTTCACCGTGGTGGAATCATCGTTCTCGTACGAACTCGAGCCCGGGAAAAAAATGCGTCTCATAGCGGTGTTCAACCCGCAAGACACAACCCCCAAGGGACTCCTGCGCCTGTACCACACCTACTTCCAAGATCCGAAGTTAAACATGTATATCGACTTCCGGATCATCCCTCGCATCAACTCATACTACGGCATATCAATCCCCGAGATCCTGGAACAGGCCCAGGAAGAGCAAGCTCAAATACACAACGGACGTAGAGACGCTAACACCATTGCTAACGTCCCTACGTTCAAGAAGAAAAGATACTCCCTCAACAACTTCTCCCCTGCGTCAGAATGGTACCCCGGTAAGACGTTCGAGGTAGACGACCCCAACGATATCCAAGTCCTGGCTATTGGAGGGAACTATAACGCTATGATGGAGGAAGAGAACATGCTACTCCAACTAGCAGAACGTTACACCGGGGTATCGCAACCTATGCAAGGCATGGGTACCGGGTCCATGGGCAAAAAAGGGACGTACAATACCGGCGGTACCATGGCTTTGCTGGCCGAGGGTAACAAGCGTTTGGATATCTACATCAAGCGTCTACGTGAACCAATGCACCGTTTAGGTAAAACAATCTTCACCTCATACCGAGACTTCGGCGATCCTGAGGAACTTCAACAGTGGGGACAAAATGGACAACTCGTCAAAGAATGCTTCGATTTCACAACCAAGTCCGTTGAGTACCGGAACATGTTCTTCGACTTCTCGGCCTCGGATGCCGGAGCTAACAAAGAAACCGATCGTCAGACCTACATGCTCTTGTCTAACACTGCTGCGTCGTATTACCAACAGATCCTGGGTCTTAGTCAAGCGATCAGTGGCATGCCTCCTGGCTCTCCTGCTTCAGCTGTGGCTTTGGCTGTGCTCGACGGGGCCCGCGACCTATTCTCGCGACTCCTCACCGTCTTCGACATCCCCGATCGTGCAACCCTTGTGCCAGATGTGCGAAAGCTTCTCGGTCAGGGCAGCGCTGAACCGCCACAACCCCCAACTCAACCCGGGCCAACTCAACCAGCTACAGGGGATGTTCCAGATGCCCGTGTACAAGCTATACTTGGAGGGGCTGCTGGCTCTTCAGGCCAGGGAGGTGCGATCCCTCCTAGCAGACCCCAGTAAGGCGGTGGAGGTAAAAGGATCGTTGAAGATTTTAGAATCACTCGGACACTGGCCCGAAGAGGTCAAACAACAAATCGAACAGATAGAAAAGGAGAAGAACAATGCCACCAGTAGACGAAAATGACGTTATCAATAACGGACTGCCCACTGAGCTGCAAGGCAAAACCCCTGCAGAAATCGCAGCGTATTATGCTGACCGGGAACAAACAATTCTGGGGAACGCTCGGCGTATGGTTACCGAAGCGCAAGAAGGCAACAGGCAGCCCGGAATAGATCCCCCTCCCGTACCCCCCACGCCTCGCTCAGGGTCGGAAAACGTCACGCGAGAAGAGTTCACCGCGGTAACGAACGCTGCCCGCGAAGGCCTGATCAACATGGCCAAACTCACAGCATCTCAGGGTAAACCCGATTGGTCTCGTCTCCTACCTGAAGTGGAAAGGATCATGAAGCAGTTGTCCGCGGATCTGCAAATCGACTCTGCGGTATGGTCCGAGACCTATTTCAACGTGCGTGGACGTATGACCGATACGTTAGTCAACGAAGCTCATAATCGCGCACTTGGTCTAGAGCCCGTATCTCCCCCTCCAACCGCTCCCACCCCCCCGCGCGTCTTCACCTCAGGTGAGATCGATGTAGTAGAGGGCATGGGGATCACGACCGAGATGTACGCCGACGCCGAGAAGAAACTGGAGTCGAACTATCAACCGTTCACAACCGATAACCGGAGGAGGGCATAATGGCTAACACAGTGGGTGAGATGTTGCAGGAGAAGGAACGTATCCAGATCGCGTCGGCCAAACCCCTTTCCATGCTGAACACCGATGAGAAGCGTATACGATACGCTCAACTGCGGCGAAAAATGGGCCGGTCCCGCCTGCAAGTCGACGGCGATCCCAACATCCACTATTTCTGGGCGGGCCTTGAAGACCGCCACGAAATGGCTCGGTTAGAAGGACTGGGGTACACCCTAGTGCGTGAACCCAACGCCGCAGAAATCCTGGCAGGGAATGGTACTCCAAAGATCTCCGCCAATGGTCTCCAAGCTGACGGTACTTACGTCGTAGGAGACGTCGTTCTCATGCAGGTCGATCGTGAAACATACGAATTCATCGAGTTGGCAAACTCAGAACGCCACGACGAATTGGCATCCGGAGCCCAAAGAGACTTCCGGGCAGAAGCAGAAAAACTTGCGGTCCCAGTGTTCGATCATATCAAATAACCAAAGGAGCCACATATGGCAGCGACTACGGGAGTAGCAATTCCCATCACTTCCCTGCGTGTTATCGGCTCGGTAGGGGCGCAAGCACCAATTCGGCGCGTTATCGAGAAAGCAGGGCAAACGTATCTCCTTGGGACACCGGTTCAAATCGATACGGCGTCAGGTTCAGTACAGGCCTGCCCCTCTATCGTATCTACAGCTACGGCTGTGATCGTTGGATTCTCCTGCGATTACGGTGCGAACTTAGCTACTACCGGTATCCCACAAACCCTCAACCAAACGGGTCATCCCCAGAACCAACCCAACGCGGTTTTCATCCCCGTAGGTGCTTGGCCCAACGACGGCACCACAGGATTCATCGTCGCGTCTCCGCAGAACGTATTCGCCGGTTTGTTGGGTAATTCAACCACGGCGGCATCGTCAACTCTCGCGGCAACGGATCTCGGAATCCTGTACGGTCTGACAAAAGACACGGGCACCAATCAGTGGTATGTCGATAAAGCCATCACCACTACAGCCGCCGGCGCATGCGTTCAAATCACCGATCTCATGTCTCCTGTGGGAACCCTCAACGGCAGAGTCGGCTTCGTGGTAACGGCCGCGGCGCAGCAACTGTACTAAGGAGAACTGAACCATGCCAGCAACTCGTGGTCAATTTGCTCAACTCCTGGCGCCTGGTTTGATGTCCGTTATTTACGAGGACCTCGCCATGCACCCGGAGGAATATTCGCAGATCTTCAACGTATACCCCACTACGAGGGCGTATGAAGAAGATCAGCTCGTGGCTGGATTAGGTGCTATCCCTGCCAAGCCTGAAGGACAACAGTTGTACTTGGATCAACCGATTCAGGGCGGTTCGTATCGATACACCGTCGCTTCATTCGGTCTGGCTTTCCAAGTCACACGCGAAATGTGGGACGACGATCAGTACGGGATCATGAAGAAGGTCTCCGAAGACTTCTCCGGATCAATTCGCCAAACGATTGAGGTCAACGCCATCGGAGTGCTGAATAACGCATTTTCAACGGCAACGACACCATCGGTTACGGTGGATGGCGTATCTCTCATCAACACGGCCCACCCCCTATTGGGCGGCGGTACGTACTCCAATCAATCGGCGACCAACGTCGCGTTCTCGGTTTCAGGACTGCAGGAATTGATCCTGATCTTCGAAATGACACCGAACGAGCGCGGCTTGCTCAAACGTCAAACTCCTGTTGAAGTGTGGGGTCATCCGTACCTGCAGTTCAAAATGCAGGAGATCCTACACTCCTCGTACAAGCCCTATACCGGAAACAATGAAGTGAACTCGGTGCAGGGTCGCGTCATCCCCAAAGTGAATCACTACTTCTCCTCCCAGTATGCCTGGTTCATGCTGGCGGCGAAGCGTGACCACACACTGAAGTTCTTCTGGCGTACTCAGCCGGAGTTCGATCGTTGGGATGATAACTCGTCCAAGGGTGCGAACTTTTCGTGCTTCTTCCGTCAAACTCAAGGTGTCACGTACTGGCACGGAATTGCCGGTTCGCCCGGTCAGTAAGGAGGCAACATGTCTGCTCTAGGAACACTATTCGCTCCTACAGTTGGTGTGGGTGACACGGGGTTCGAACAATCCCGTGTCATGTCTCTCAAACCTCACACTGACGGTTTATACATCGCGGGACTTGGTGATATCAGTGCATCGGGTACTGTCGCGTCCACTCTAACGCGTGCGGGTAAGGGTTTGTGGGCTTTGGAAAGCACAGCTACAGGTGCCGACACTCAATACTACCGAACCACCCTCGCCCAGATACTCAGGATCGGAGAAGCGTTTCAATACGGGACATTTGGCGGTCCCGGTATTGGACAAACAAAAACACCCTTCCCTTCTAAAGGCGTTGGGGTGATTGATATGTTCGCTATTCTACAATTGACCGTAGAAGCGGCCACATCAGCTACTCTACGTCTCGGTCAGACGGTGTTCTCCACAGTGGCTGCTACAGCTCCCGTGCAAACGGATATCTTAGCAGCCACTACTCTCTCGTCCTTGGCCGTGGGTACCGAGCCTCAGGTGTTCATCGTACCTATCCCCATAGCCGATCAGGTATTCAATACCGCAGACCTATCTCAAATCGAGATCGAACTGGAAGTGGTGTTGGCCTCTACAGGCGTCCTGGCTCTATACGGCCTGGGCGCTCACATCGCTTTCAACTACAACTAAGGAGCTCGGCATGGCGAATAAACTTGCACAGAACCCTATGTATATCGACACGCCGAGCTCTACCCCCATCGTAACAACGGCCTACAAAATCCGTCATATTGAATTCGTTGGTTTTGGGGCGGACACCGATCAGTGTATCGTTGAAAACGCAAACGGTATTACTATCGCGGAGTTGCTAGGGGCGTCTGCCGGCGGGGACGGTGCAGTACGTACAGGTAGTGTTGGTTGGGTAGACGGTATCATCGTGCCTACCCTCACCTCAGGTGTGTGTTTGATATACGTGGAGTAATGGATGAAAAAACTAGGCGTCGTTTTACTATTCATCATAGGTTTACTTGTGGGGACGGCGTCTGCTCAATACACAGCGGTTACAGGAACTATCACCGAACCCTCGGGACAAGTTTGGGCGGGAGCTTCTGTAACCGTTGCTTTTAAAGGCGCTCCGGGATTTGGGGGTAAGTACACCTGGAACGGACACCAGTATCAGACATTGCCTTCGGTGTTGGCCACGGCGAATAATTCAGGCGTGTTCACGGCGAATATACCTGATGTCAATACCATCGTGCCCGCCGGCACTACATGGACAGTATCCATGTGCCCTCTAGCTTCTGTTGTGTGTTCTAATACCGGTGGTTTAGTGATCACGGGAACCACACAAAACATCACGTCTCTGATCACTCCTTATGTTCAAAACATATCGATTAATCCCACGCCCTTACAGACGGCGTATAATTCGGGTCAGGTAAATGCGGCGCCGGGAGTGGGACAGATATTCTATAACACCCTAAACTCCATCACGTATCAATGGAACGGGAGTTCATGGAATCCTTTGGTGGGTTCGGGTTCTGTTGTTTCGGTGGGTGTAGGTACGTGGCCTAGCTGGTTAACTCCTTCCGTTGCGAGTCCCACTACTTCTCCGGTGATATCCGTAACATCAAGTGCGATACCTAATAACGCATTGGCGACACCTTATGTTATTATCAACGGTGTAACAGCCAATTTGGGGTCCTCAGTCAACACCCCCATTACATGCGGCGGCAATACAGCTAACTGCCCTTTGCAGCAGCTGAATCCGACAAGCAGCGCCACAACTGTCACCACCGCATCGGTGACGACCAGCCAAACGACGATTCCGATCGCTTCTGGGACTGGCTTCACCTTTGCCCCGGGCGTTTACGTGGCGATAGCCAACAACTCCAATATCGAATGGGTAGCCTGCACGGCCTACACGAGTCCGAACCTGACCGGATGTACTCGCGGGGGGCAGGGGTCCACACCCGAGGCCTGGGCAAGCGGCAGCGTTGTTATTCAGGCAACTTCATGGAACGCGGCTAGTTCCAGCACCTTTCCCTCGTCTTATACCCTCGCTAACCAAGCCTACGGACAGGGCGTCGTGAATAACGTAACGGCGAACACCTTCGAATCGTCATTACCCTATACGTTGTTAGGGGGTTTGATCGCAGGCGGCGCTCATCCTATAGAATTTGAAGCTAATGGCGGTAATACGATATATAGTCAACAAGCGGTTGTGCAGAATGCAGGTATCAGTGCGGGCACTTGTGGAACGTCTTCTCTGGCAATAACGCTCCCATCAACTTCTTACTCATGGGTAGTGGGTGGTACAACTTTAGCTTGTTCTATAGGGAGCGAAAACCTACCTCCGAATACCTTATTCTTCACTCCGGGAGCGACAAATGGTGTCGCTCCGGTAGTAGGTAACCCGCCTGCTATGTCACTGAGCGTAGCGGGGGTGGTCAACGTTCCTGCGGGCGGCAACTTTGAGATAAATGGGGTACCAGTAGGTGGGGGAGGTATCTCGGATTTAACACCAGGGATCTATTCAATAGCAACGGCAGCAACTGCTATAGGCAATGGGCATTTAGACGAGATTACTAACGCCGGGGATATCACAGCTACGTTACCTATGTACATGCCGTTGAATAGTAAGGTCAATGGACAATACATCTGCACGGTGGACGGAACGAACTGTCCCGATGCTGCAGATATTACCCTGACGACCATAGGATCAAGTGGCCCGGCGACGAAGATCGGAAATACGTTAAACATCCCGGTCTATACTCCTTCAACAGGAGCTTTCGCCGCTCTTAACCCAAGCAACGCTCAAACGATTACTAGTGTGCCTAGTGTCATAGGATTAACGTTACAGCAGGATAATGAGGTCTCTTACCAATCGCCAACAGGGTTCTATCAATATCAGAAGTGCGGCGCTCAGGGTTATAATCTCGGCAGCCCCTGGACTTCGTGCGTTATGGAGAACGATGTGTTGTTGGATACTATGCGAGGTATCAAACACCTTCGATCGGAAACGTTCAATGACTATGCGATTGGTGATGATAGTGTTCGTTACGCTTCTAGCTTGCATTTTGGGGGGTGTGTTGCTCCAAGCGATGAATGCGGTCACGATTCGACGATCCAGAATCACCAGACCCCCTGGCCCTCTGGTCCGGTAGCCAATCCTACAGCAGGCAACATCGGAGTGAGCGTGTACGGCGGACTAGTTGCGGGGAATGCATTTTTCAATCCCGCGGCGGTGTTCGAGACAACCGGCAACGCTCAAACGCTATCGGTAAACTTCTACAGCGCTCCGTCCGCTCAGACTGGATACTTCTTCGCAGGCACCCTGAACACAGCTACTACGCAAATCACGATCACGAATGTGTGGTCGGTTTCCGTTGCCGCTAGTTCTGGAGTGCAGACCTTTACCGCGGGAACCGACTTCACAACATCGAGCGTGAATGCAGGCGAAGTGCTTGGCTTTTACCTAGCGTCGACGAATACGGTAGGTGGAACCTCGACCAACCCATACTGCTTGCCGTCTTCCGGAACTCCCACATCAGGGGCTTATACCTATTCCACCGGGAACGCTGCCTGCAATGTGGGTGGTTACTACGGCGGGATTGTTATCCAGGCCACGCAAGCAGCGCCTACCCAAGCGCCTACTTCGCTTGTCGCCTCGCCTATCACCCCGCATGGCTACTTTGACTACAACATCGGGCCAGTGCAGTTCAACGATGGTGGTATGCTACTGGACAGCTCGCAGGTTATCACAACGGCTACATTGGGTACGAAGAGTGTTGTGCTTGGGGCTATCTCCTACGCTTTGACGTCCGGGACGGTTCCGGTATCTACGGCGTTTGGAACTGTCACCTCTTGCTCGGCCAGCGGCAATGGCGAGTCGCAAACCCCGTCCTCGGGGAACACTACCTGCGTCGTCACGCTGAGCACTTCGCCATCGAGCGGATCGTTCATCGCTCCAATCACCTTCACGGGATCAACCACTAGCGGGAGTACAACAGTCAACGTATCGTCGACTACAGGATTGGTCGCCGGGCAAATGTTTATCAGTCCTGGAGTTCCCCCTTACGACGCTATTGTAAGCGTAGGTAGTGGAACTGTGGTTTTGACAACCGCAGCCACGGCAACCGAGTCCAGTGTGGCGATGAGCATCAACACCAACATCTACCTCGGAGGCGCTGGCACCTGGCAGGAAGAGTCCCCGGTGATATCCGTAACCGCTGCCTCGGGTGGAACGCAGACACTTACATTCACTTCACGTTACACGTCGCCTTTAGGGGAGACCGTAATGCAGGGGGGCATCGGTGGAACAGCTATCGTGCCTACAGCTAACCTATCCACATGGCCGGTCGCATGGCAGGTTCTTGGTGCCACCAGTCCGACACAAACCGTCATTTCGAACTGTATTATAGGAAACTGCCATGCAGGCAACCTCCCAGGTAGCGTTGCGGTGACCTTCCTCCCCATGGCGTTCGAAACAGGAACAAACGGGGGTATCAGTGGTAGTGTTCAACTAGGCCCGAACCAGTTGGCTCCTCAAATAGGAGATACGATCTTCGGCGCTCCTACTTCCGAGTACAGTAATAGTTCCCTCTTTATCGTGCAAGGACAAAACACTCCCGTAGACTTCTCAATACCGAGCACTACAATAACGATCATTCACGATGGGTCACAAGGACCTGGCTCTGATTTCGAAATTCAAGATGAAAACGGGACGACAGCGACTAATACGCTTTTCAATCTCAAAGCACAATACAACACGCTAATCTCGATGACGACACGCCCGAATACCTGCATTATATGTCTTCAGAACAATTCGGGCGGAAATTATACCATCTTTGACGATTATTACCTCGGAGAAATCACTGCGGATGTAACCAATGGAACGTTCGATTTTAACATCCCGATAACAACCACCTCAGTCACAGCAACAGGGGCAGTCAGTCAATTCGCTTCGGGAACTACTTTTGGTGGTGTCCTTCCGTGCCTTCAAAACAACACGAACTGCTCTCTACCGAGTCCGACGTTTACAGGTACTACCACGTTAAATGCGGGTACGGCTACTTCTCCCGCACCTTTACTAATCGAAGGTAACGGTAGCCAGAACGTGCAATTCAACATACTCAACTCCTCCAACACCTCCGAATGGCAGTTCTTCGTACCGGGGAGCGGAGGGTATGGAACGGGGTTGTCTCCATTCTGCTACTATACCTACGGTTCCAACGAGGTTGTTGTCTGCAATTCATCGACCGGTATTCAAATAGGTAGTGGTGAATCGTATCAATTCGGATCAACCGCGTTGGCTGGAAACACTGCAGTATCGTCCGATACCAACCTCTCGCGCGCTTCGGCGGGGGTATTGGCCGCGGGTACAGGCTCTGCAGGTAGTACAGCAGGTCAGTTCAAAGCTGCGGGGTATATCCATAGCGGAACTAAATTCACGGCATCCGGATGTTCCATCACCTCATTGATCGGAGGTGCTACTGCAGGATCGTTCACTTCCGGAACCGCTGGAACGTGTACTGTTGTGGTGACAACAGGGATCACAGCACCCAACGGCTACGCTTGCTTTAGTAACGATCTCACTACTATAACCGATGCGATCAGGCAGACGGCAACCACTGCAACTACCTTCACCCTTTCCGGCACTACTGTTTCCGGAGATTCTATCAACTTTGGCTGCGATCCGTATTAAATATCGGGGGAGTTAACCATGCCGTTACAAAACGGGATATACAAAATCCAATGGCAGTGTTGTGAGCGATGTGGGTTAATGTACCCAATCGATAAACTCGCAAGACAGCAGGGATTGATCCTGTGTACGGTTACGTGTTTAGATAACCTGGACAACCAATACCGCCCCAAGATCATCGCTGATGTATTAGCGACCCCCGGAGAAGGTTCTGATGAGCGTTCTGATTTCTTCAAAGACCCAGGAGAGTTGGTGATATTCTAATGGCTACGTTGGGTGATAGCGTACAGGAAGTCGCGTTTAATTTAGGAAACCGGACCGATCTAACGGAGCCGCTGGGTAGTTCTGTTGTTGGAGTTATGACCGTTGCCGCGATCGTCGCCCCTGGATTGAATTACATGATCGGGGATATACTAGCCCCAACGCAGGGTGGGGGATCTGGAGGTACGGTAGAAGTCATCGCTGCATCTGAGACGGGAGAAATCGAAGGGGTGGCTATTGTAACCGGAGGTGCGGGATACACCACCGCGAGCGGCCTAGCAACAACAGGAGGTTTAGGCACGGGGGCTACGTTATCTATCACCGCGGCAACGTTAGCCTCGCCTTCGCGCATCGCCTTATGGCTCCGCAAAGCGTATATCAATCTTATGATGGAGAATCGATTCCCCGGGACTGAAGGTACGTACGCTTTCAACACTGTACAAGGACAGGATGAGTATCCGTATCCGAATTTCGTACGTGCGATCCAAACGCTTACACTGTACCGGGCCGACGGCACCGTGATCACAGTTGAGACCAAGGATATCAAATACATCAGACGTATGAACTCTCAGAACCAAGCAGCTCCGTCTATTTGGTGTGAGTTTGGTAATTCAATCATCTTCCGTCCCGTGCCCGATGGTAACGGTCCTTATACCTGTGTTTTGGATACGTGGATGAATCCCGTTGTTGATTACCCCATTGAAGACACGGAGAATCTCCTACCCCTCGATTGGGTGGAGGCTATGGAATACGCCGCTACGGTACGAGGGCACGCCAACTTACAGGAAGAAGACAAAGCTCATGCTATTCAGAGTCTGCTTTATGGTTATACGGATCCTAGTGGTAAGTTCACGCCGGGTATGATCGCTAATCTGCAAAACCGGTTAGTAGCATCGTCTCAGTTTAAAGACTGGGGTATGCAACCAAAAGGCCAGACCCAGCCGTATACGAGGAGGCGATAATGGCGGTTAACAGAACAACTATCGCCGGGCCTTTTCATGGCATCACTACCGATATCCCCCCAACTGTTGACCCTCAAGGGTTCGAGGATGTGGTGAATTTTATCAGTTGGAAAGGGCGTTTACGGACCCGCCCTGGTTTGGATATAGCGGGGCAATTTTCACCTCCCGACGGTAACAGCCCTTTGAACATGACGTCGTTTGAAGATAGTGAGAATTTCTTCCACACGATGCTGTGGACCCGAGCCAATGTGTATATGATCACACCGGGCCCCACGTTCAATGTATTATCACTACCTGTGTATATCCAAACCGCAGAATTGGTAAACGGCGGTCAGGGTTATTCGGTAAACGATCAACTGGATATACTGCAGGATGGATCAGTAAACGGCACAATGATCGTTACCGCAATAGCTTCAGGTCCTGTGACTGCCGTCACCCTGATATCCAGTGCGGGAACGGGTTACACCCCTGGCGATGTTTTAAACCTCATACAAAGCGGGAGTTCTAACACCGCGCAGGTTGTCGTAAACACGATCACAGGCGGAGGCGCTACTGGTCCTATCGGCACCGTGACTATTGTCAATTCGGGTAGTTTATACACTTCCGCTACCGGCGTTGGGGCCACAGGTGGTACTGGTACTGGAGCTGTTTTCAGCATAGCTTCAGGGGGTGTGATTACCAATACCACCCTGAACTTTGGGGGCGCGGGGTACGCTGTAGGAGATACTCTTACCCTGACTCAAGCGCCCGGCGGGGGATCGGTTATACAAGTAACCTCGGTAGCTGGAGGGATTATAACCGGATACATCGTATTGGACGGTGGGGCAGGGTATTCCATAGCCACTAGTATCCCCGTAACGGGAGGTACTGGTACCGGCGCATTGTTTAACATCACGGGTGTTTCGGCTCCCACTACCGGAGGTATTACATCCGCTGTTCTAGACGATCCTGGATCCGGTTATACAACAGCTAATAACCTCCCCACTTCCGGGGGCACGGGCACTGGGGCAACGGTAGATATCGTGGGTACAACAATTTCCAGTTTAGGTGGTTCAGGCTCCACGGGATTGCCTTATGCGGTATTGAAAGCCCAGAACTGCGTTTATTTCTGCAACGGCTCCGTGCCCTTGATGTACTCCGATGGCGAGTCGTCTTTAAAAATCGCGGGCAATGTACCTGGCGCTTGTCGATTCCTAACCGCCAACGCAGGACAGCTGCTCGGAGCATATTGGACTGAACCGGACCCCACGCAACCCGGAGCTATCACATATCCGCAGAGATTGCGAGGATCGGATGTAGATAACTTCAACGAATGGAACCCTGCGCTTTTATCCTCGGACGCGTTTCAATCCGAGATACCGGATGTTCCGGATAACATCACGGGTTTATCCACCATCGGGTATTACTCTTACGTGTACCGCACCAATGGTATAACCACTGCGGTACCTACGGGTCAGTCGGCGGAACCGTTTGCTTTGTACAATATCCAAACCGCCCCCAAGGGGGAAGGGTGTGTTTACCCTTACAGCCTGGCCTCGTATAAAAACATCGACAGGTTCATCGGGAATTATGACGTGTATTCGTTTGACGGGAATAATCTAACCCCGATAATGGACGGGAAGTGCAATGCCGAGTTCTTCAACGACCTCAATAACGCATCCGGTGTGAATCAGGTTCGAGGGATTATAACTCCCGTGCTGGACAACGGCTTCCCTTTCATCGCATATATGATAACCATTCCCGGCGCTAACGTTGCTTGGGTGTTGAACATTGCCGACGGATGCTGGACACGCTTTGCGTGGAATCCTCCAGACACAGCAACTTCAGGCGCTTACGATTTACAATTCGTTGAACAGGTATACTTGACCTAGAAAGGGGATAGTTATGGGATCGCAGATAACACTAGACGAGCTAACAATTACCCCCTTTGGGTTGAACTTCGGCACTGTGTTGGAGGATACTACAGCTCCCACCCAAGCCATGACCTTGGAGTTTACTGGTGGTGGTGGCTGGGGTGCTTGTCAGATAAACACCTCAGATTCCAGATTCACGTTTGTTATCACTCAAGCCGGCACGGTAGTGAGTCCATTGGCCATGGCCGGGGATTTCCCTATATACGCGTTGAACACAGACGTGATATACACCATGACCGTAACGTTTATCGCTACGGCTACTTTAGGCAGCGTAACGGCAACGTGCCTGGCCGCAGGGATATCTGTTTCAGGAGGTTGGACCCCCAACAACACCCCGTTCCCCGGCGGGCCTACTTTGGTGGCTACGGTTATTGGGGAAGGTACGGAAAGTTGGACAGTTGCTCCTTCATCAATCGACTTCGGCTCTTTGAAGATAGGTACGTCATCCGCGCCTTCCACAATCACGGTGACTAATACCGGTTCGATACCTGTTGTTATTGACACCATCGATTTAATCCCTACGGACTTCACCCTAACAGGATTACCCACTCTCCCCGCTACGATAGGTGTTGGAGATGATTTTACCTTTCAGGTTACATGCAATTCGACATTTCGAGGGATCAACACATACAACCCTGGTATCAGCATAACCTCGGACCATGGGTTAACACAATCTGTTACGTTGATATATACCGGGTTCTCCATCACTCCCGCATTTACGCTCACCGGAGCAACCCAAGGTGTATTGTTCGGTTTGTCGGGAGCGTGGGTTCTACCAGGGTCTTCTCTGCCCTTGCCCTTCAACTACGTAATACAATCCCTAGCTTCTCTAGCAAGTGAAGCGCCTGCATCGTGGACTAAAATGCATGATTTTGGTAACCCTTCTTCGTACACCTATGCTAACCGTATGTTCATGCGTACAGAGTGTTATGGAGAGGTAACCGCAACGTTGACATCCACAGGGATTATCTCAGACGTTGTTGTAACACGTACTGATACTAAAACCCGCGATGCTTCAAACGACGATACGGGGATCCCATCTACTATGGTGTTTGACGTGGAGACCAATGGGGAGATACATAAATTAGTCCTCAGCATAGCCGCGAACGCAGGCATCCTCTGCATGTCTCAATACAACCCGTGTTATGAAACAAGAGGGAGTGTGTATGAGTCTAAATAACCTCCCCGCAACTCCAACAGGCGGTTCGCCTACTGGCGGTACTTTTAGCATCACCTGGTTCAATCAACAATGGTCTATCCTAGCTCAGTGCATCAACGCTATTGTAGCCCAGGTCAACACGTTAACAACCCAAGTGACTGCGTTAATGTCCGCGCCTACTACACCCTCTTCTCCGGCTCCCACGCAAGTTACATGGACCCAAGTTGACCAAACAGCTAGCAGAACCGCGGGCACTGTGTATCAAAACACTTCGGGGAATTTAATGTTCATTCAAGGGTCTTGGTCATCCCCTGGAGGTAGTTCAGTTGGAACAGTAACCTATGCTAACGGCTCGGTAAACCCACCTACGAATACCTGGGGTAATGAAGCAACAGCAACCGTATCAGGAGCCCCTGTGGGTTTCGCAATGTCGGTACCGAATGGTTGGTTCTATAGCATTTCGATATCCGGTGACGTAAGCACACCCGATACGTGGTTTGAAACAACCGCGTCGAGCACATAGGAGATAACATGAGTGATTACAGAGCGGTACAAAAGGAACTAGCGAATAATCTGGGATTAAAAAGACTCTTACCCATCAACCGTGAAACTATGCCCGAGGAGCTATTCCTCGAAATGTGGGAGAGAATCAAACTCGCCGATTACGCGTTTGAAGATAGCGCGAAGGAGGACCTGGTCGCGTTTATCCGAGGGGTATTAGCCGAAGGCACTTACAGCTTCGAGATCCCCGACGAACTGTTCTGTCAGATCGTTAACGCGGATAGGGACCGCAATGCTGTAGTACATTTCATCACCCTGCACACCGGACCTACATCACCCATGCTTGACGCTGCGGCCGAATTATTCGGGTTCGCTTTCGATCAAATCGGTGTACAACGCATCACCGCTTTCATACCGTCTTTCAATCAAAAGACGATTCGATTAGCTTCCCTGATGAGGATGAAATTCGAGGGGCAAATGAGAAAAGCTTTTCTGTATAACACCGATTGGTGGGATATTCACATCTACGGGCTACTCAAACACGAATGGCAAAGGAGAGGCTAATGCCTAGCGGAACTACATCAACAAGCACTATGTCTGCTACAAACCCTGCATTGAATAGCTTATTCACAACGCTATTCGGCGGAAGTTCCGGTGCTGGAGCTACGGCTATAGGTTCTCTTAGTAGCATAGCCAGCGGATCGAATCTCACCTCGTTAAACAGCGCTCTCACAGCGTCCAATTCAAACACGTTCGCGTCGAGCATTGGGCAGATCAAAGCGGCGTTTGGTTCGACAGGTGAAGGGTCGTCGAGCACTCTGGGGAAGACCTTGGGTACTGCAGCTACCACCAACGCATCGAATCTTACATCCACCCTAGCTTCGGCGGACCAGACAGCTCAAGGGCAGCAGTTATCCGCAGCGTCGTATCTATCGCAGATCTTCTCCTCGTCAGCGTCTCAATACTTCAATAGCTCAACTACGGGTTCTTCTATCAATCCAACACAGATCTTCTCTTCGCTATTCCCAGGAGGTGTATAATGGGCAACACACCAACGATTCCTCCCCCTACAGGGAACGATACACAAACGTTTGCACAGAACCCCCAGCCTGGGATACAAATGGGTAGACCCTCGGGATCGTTCACTGGACTGATTCAATCGCTCGCGAATATCGGAGCTGCACGCAAGAACGCCGCCGGCGCGGATTTAGATCGGCAGTTACTAGCTGCCCAGAAGGGATTTCCAGTCGACCCCAAGGCGATCCAGAAATCGGCGAAGAAGGCGGGTATACCTCTAATGTCCAATGAGGACATGGAAGGGATGATGAAACAGCCGCAGCAAGGGGGCCAGTCACAACAGGGTCAGCCCCAGCAGAAACAACTTCAAGGCCCGGTGAGCAAGAACGATCCGTACAATGTCAAAGCGATCACTAACGTCAACGATCGCCAGAAGATGGAGACCAACCACGCAGTAGACGGGATGGTTAGGCAGGCGGTTACCAACGCTCACTTGAGGGGACAGGACGAACAAAGTGTCTTGAATCTCACGCACCAACTGATGCAATTGAAGACACGGGCACTCAACGGAGATCCTCGCGCATTGGGTCAGTTATCCGCTGCGGGCGAGTTGAAGATTGACATCCCCACGGAAACCTGGAACTCGTATAACCCGAAACAAAAAGGGCAGTTTCTGGAAATGCAGAGGGGTGCAGAAACCGAAGCACAGAAAAACCAACGGACACAAGCCGCGGCCACGCATTTGATTGATGCGGGTTCTTTCACCGACCCCCAAAGTGCGTACCAAGCAGCTACGGTGTTGGCGGATGGTGGTTCAATGTCTCCTGAACTTCAAAGCAAGATGCGCCCCACTTCGTTGAACGACCTGGTGTCAGAAGTAGGGATTGCAGGTAAGCTCGCAGATATTGGGTTAACAGGAAACCAGATCACATCTACCGTGCGTGGAGCTAATTTGACGGGGATTGGGAATTATTTCCCTACAGGTTTCCACACTATCCAGCAGCAGGAGTTAGCGCAGAAAAATACCGAGTTGGGTATTCAAAAACAACAAACGGGTATTGAAGGGGCGAACGCCCAGACCTCCCGTATGCAAGTCACTGGGATCGACAAAAAGGGGCCCGATGGTAAGATCACACACACCCCTGGAGAATTGGAAAACCAGGCAAGTGAAGCCCAGGCGAGAATGGCGGCGGCGCAGAACGTTGCGAGTAGATTGAATAACCTAACCAAGACACAGGCGGATAGAGACTTCGTTGCCCAGTACACGGCTCTGGTGGATTTGAAACGGTCAGGGGGGCAAGTTGACCCGGATGTTATCTCCTTGATGGAGAAAAAGCTTGTGGAGAAATCTGGAGGTTCGATCACCGTCGATCAAGCTAAAGATTTCTGGAACTATGTGTCGTTCGGGTATTTATCTTCGGGCACCCACCCCGTGATGAAGGTTGGTATGTCTCCTGAAGCCGCCCAGCAGACGTTTGGTATGGGCTCTTCTACAAGTACCGATACAAACGATAATACCGATCCCGCAGCGGCAGCAGCTGGGAGTCCCCAATAATGCCTCCGACAAATCAAGATTTATTACAACCCGTTCCCCCGCAAACGGCGGCTTCTCCTAAGAAAAGGATCCAACCGTTTAACAACTATGCTCGCCAATGGGATCCTATGATGCCCAAGGTCGACTACGAAGCTCGGCGGGATTTTTACTTCAATACCTACGTTGCGCCCCATTATAAAAACGACGCGGATAGACAAACGGGGCAACAGAAGTTCAACACCCTAACCGAACGCAAACCCCTTTTGACCACAGGGGAGAAGATCGCTATGCCTGCAGCTATCGCAGCGCATGAGTTCTTCGCTAAGGCGACTGACATAGCCAAACCTGTTGTAGAGTATCCGTTCGCGGGTAAGACTAAGGCGTGGTTGGATCAAGAGCTAACCAAATCCAAACAAACCGATGTGAATGATGTGAATCATCTCCAGAAACTGGCCGCTAGAGAAGGTACACAAACTTCGGTAAGCTTGGGCAAAGCCGGGGGCGATCTAGCCGAAATGGGTGTAGAACTAGAAGCTTTAGGTGGTGTATCCGGCGCCGCAGGGGCTCTTGCAGAAGGCCTCGGAGTGGTCAAGGCAGGCACGTTCACAGCCAAGAGCATAGCTCTTCAGAACCGTGTTCTAATGGGAGGTAATACCTTTGGACTTTATGAAGGATTGCACGACGAGCGGGGACTTGGACATTCCTTCATCGACGGGTCTTACGCCGCAGGCTTTGGCCAAGGCGCTCTCTGGGAATGGGCCGGCACTGGAAATTCACGTGCATGGCGAACTATCAAGCACACAGCGGTTGGAGCTGGCCTCGGCGCTGCTCAAAGCTCTCCTGACGTACGTGGAGAAGGAGCCTTGCTCGGAGGTGTTGGAGGAGTTGCATTTGGAGTTATAAGCGGGACACACCCCAAAGAAGCGGAGTTGCGGCGGGCATTGACTCCAGGTGATACGAAACCCCTACCCGCGGTTGCTGATAGTAAACTCGCCGATTCGGTCATGCAGTCAACGTCCAAAGCCTCTCGTGAGATGAAACCTCAGGCACTTAACATTGACGAATCATTGCATGGAGTCACGGTTCGTGTATCCGACGGTCAAGGCGCGCCCGCAGAGATCAAAGTCGCCCCATACGCAGAAGCGCGTGCCTTGGATCAGATCAATCAAGTCACGATGGCCGGGGGAAGGATAGAAGGTATCGACTATTCTACCTCGCACGGAGATACGTTGAACCGTTTATTGCGTATGCAGAATACGTTAGAGAACGGATCGAAGAATGTCAACAAGAGCATTGTTAGTGAAACCAAAACGCTCGCCGTACCCAAGCCTAAGGTAGAAGCAACTAACCCTACCTATACCGCATTACAAAACGCGGATGATGTTATCCGCACCCATAAAAACCTCCCTAAGACCTCCGCATTATACCCCGATTTGGTAAAAGCACGCCGTGAAGCAAAGAATCAGTTAACGCAGTTGGGTGACCAGATAGCCTGGGCGGCGAACAAATCGGGGTCGTCTAACGAGGAAAGAAAACATCTTCGTTACTGGTTAACAACGCTAGTGAATAATCGCGGGTTATCTACTGGCGATAAAACCGTGAACGAGGCTATCACTAGGCTAGCGTACAAGTCCGAGATGCGTGATTTAATTCCCCTGAAGTTCCAAGACACGTTCGACATCGCACAGGGGCAGGTACCTAAAGGGGCGACGTTTGAAAACAATTACTTCTCACACGCTAAGCAATATCAATCCCTACAGAAAGTAGCCCAGCGTCGTTCACCCGATGAACTCATCGCGATGTCCAAGATCCTGAGCGGGATTCAAGGGGGAGAACCTAAATTCGAAACAGGGCGCATGCAAGGGGATTATACAGATCGCCTACGTACATACCAGAAGCTGTACAAAGACTCTCTGGGATACCCTGAGGTCGGACAAGTACTCCCCGCTACCCAGCGCCCTGCATGGGATTCGGCTCGTCAGCGGATGTTGGATACAGAAACCAAAACCGCTCTGGAGCAGAAGAAAGAGTCTTTAGAAACCCCTAAACCCAAGAGCAATAATTCCCCCACGGGCCCCGCGAATAGGAAATCATTCCCCGATCTATCCGTGCGTGTAGAACATGAAAACGGCAATGTTGAATACATGTCCAAAGAACAACAGCGCAGTGCCGATCCGTTCTATCAAGTAGAGCCGAATAAGTTTGATGAAGAACCCACTCCACGCGAGATACCTGATTTAGAGGATCTGGAACCGTCGGAGATCGATCAAGTGATGCAACAAGAGATCGCGGACAAATCTCGCGGTATTGAATCCCCAGGGGTAATGGAAGAGTTCTTGCGTACAGGTCAATGGTCTAAAGACTCGAGGCCTGGAAAGTTCGCCCAGAAAACATTCGAAGACACTGCACGCATCCCAGCTACCGAAACCGATAAACTCACGTTTGGGGATAACGCCCGAATTGAAGATGGTTTGTTAAAAGTGTACGTTCCGGGCCATGTTCTCGCGGATATGTACGGAGCAGATGCGTATTACATGCCTTCACGTATCTCCGAGGAACTGGAGAAGTTAGGGTTCAAAAACACCCCCGACGAAGTGATGAACTATATCCTCGATGCCAAAGATCGTTGGATCGATCCTATGAACGGGAATTTACTAGCTTCCCCGGGCAAGGGTATGGTTGTTCTCCCCGCTGAAGATCCCGTGTCTTCTGAGTTTCACGAGTTACTCCATCACGCGATGGATCATGTATCCGGGTTGTTAGGTTTCCACCCTGAACACTTCGGCTTGTCGGACGCGTCTACTAAAACCATAGGGCAGATCGGGGATGCATTTGGTAAGGTATCTACATACAACGGAGCCGAGCGCGGAGATTTGAACGAAGAAGCGTTCGTACACGCAGCTACCGCGGTAGTCAAAGGAGATAAAGAAGCCCTGTACGGTATGGGGATGGTTGATACTTCCGTCCAACAAGTAATCCGTATGGTGGATGAAATGTCCCATAAAGCCTTGACTAAACTAGCACAGCGCCCTGATTGGCAGGAACTGCGTTATGTGAAGGACCGTTTCCAAACAGTACGCAACAACGCTGCCCAGAATATCTCCTATACCCTACGTACAGCCGCGGATAAATTAGGGTTCGATTTCTTCCCCGGAGAAGCAGGGACCGTGGACATGGTGAAAGACGGATCTCAGCACCGGTTCAAGGACAAAAACGAAGCGTTCAAGTACTTGCTGAACATAGACGATAGTCCAGAAGCTCCGTCATATACAATGTCTTTGGAACAGATAGGTGTGTTGACCGATTCACCCATCCTGGCTCGCTTCTCCCCTTCACGTTCCGGCGTTACGTTAGAACCGTCCGCTGATGCAAAAGGGTGGGAGGGACGTATGGCCGCAACAGAACTCTTCCGCCCTATCGCCCCATGGGTTGCCAAAGCGCAGAGGATGTTGGACCAGAGTTGGTCGGGGGTACAGAAAATCTCCCTACTAGACTCGTATAAAAAGGTCTCGGGAGCGTTCCAAGATTCTTCTCTGAAAATCGACAACCAGCGAGACGAGTTCGCCAAGGATCTCAAAACGTTCAAATCGGAGAAGCTCTATGACGTATTCAACTTCCTATCCACAGAACAACGTTTCTGGCCCCACATGCAATCGAAGTACAACATGTCTAGTGCCGATATGGTTCATGTCGGAGAGTTGGATAAAAAGCTCCGTGCTCTTGATTCCGAATCCCATCTTGGCATCTACAATTATTTCGTCAAGGAACTGCCAATCCTCCGCCGTAACGGGTGGAAGACGGAAGGGATTTATCCCACACTATCCGACCCTAAAAAAGCATCCACGTTCTATCGCGGGATGTTGGAAGGGAGATTCAAACCCCAAGATACTCATGCGGGCAGATTTATCAACTACGTTCTCAAGGCATCGCAAGACAAGGCATTGGAAGGTCCCGTAAGCGAACTCACTTCGGTTATAAACACCAAGGATCGCGATGGGAATTATGTCCTGGGACCGATTCGGGGTTCGATGGAACGGTACGTGAACTATATGACGAACCGCCCTGACGTGTCCCAGAAAATGATCAACTCGGCCGTAAGCGGGTTGCAAGATGGTATATTAAACCAGTTCAAACGGATTAACAAACATCTCCCCGCAAAACTACAGTTACCCGAGGAGTTTGAATACCCCGGCTCCGCGATCAACAAACTCATGTCCTTATCCTATGTATCGGGTCTTGGTCTGCGGGCCTCAGTCCCAATACGAGACGCTCTGCAAGTAGTGACAAACGCTTTACCCGTTATAGGGTTCCGTAACTTCGCACGTGGGGCGTTAAAAGGTCTAAACCCCGAAGGCTGGCAAGCAGCACAAGACGCGGGCGCTCTTCTGCACCGCGCAAACATAGGAGAGTTATATGGAGATATCTATCGCGAGATTCCTCCTGGAGGCTCGGGTAAACTTGACAAGGCTGTTGAATTCTCCAACAAACTCCTTGCCCCATCTCGTTGGGGGCATAACGTGGGTCGTGCTATCGTTTATCACGGCACTTTGGAAACTGCGAATAAATCCATCCGAGACCTGCGGGCAGGCAAGATCACCCCAGCTAAATTCGAAACAGACACCGGACTATGGTTTCTCGACAAATCCGAACGAGAACGCTATGGGACAATGGCCGTTGATAAAACGTTAGAACCAAAGGAGTTAGCTAACAGAATCGCACTTGATATGACAGATCGCACCCTGTGGGCGTATCGTAGAGGAGAGCAGCCAGGCATGCTCAGAACGGGGGCAGGACGCATCTTCGGGCAGTATGGCATGTGGCCTTTGAACTACGGAGAATTCCTACGCACCTTGGGGGCGCGGTCGTTAGAAGGAGGGCATGTAAGTCGGGCAGCGATCACAGCTTCAGCAACGTTCCTAGGCGTGTCCCTAGCCGCGTACGATACGTTGGATAAGGGCATGGGCGTGGATGCCGGTAAATGGATGTTCTTATCGCCAGCAGGGTACGCAGGCGGCCCGAATATGGAATTCCTGCAAGCTTTGATGAAGAGCCCCGAAGAATCAAAAGACGGCCTAGAAGCACGCAAAACCGTTGCTCAATACCCCCTGAACTTCGTTCCAGGGGCTAATCAAATGCGTTCTACCCTGGAGACTATAAACAATCCCGATTACTGGGATCCGTTCACAAACACCCCGACCGATAAAGGTTGGCTCAAACTATCCGGGTTCCGCCCGGTAGACGACAAGGAGGTACAACGTGAAGACAGTTGGACAGTTGATCAACGAATCAGACACGAAGCAGGATTCAATACCGGACCCGAGGATACCGATACAGTTAAGTGAGATAACCGGGATCAGGATCGATTTCATCGACCAAAAAGACCATCGGTACGATACCGTGGGCGATTGGTTTTTCGATGGCACCGTGCTCGTGGTGCGGGTATCTAAAATGTCAGATATCCGATACACCATCGCTGTTGCAGTACATGAACTGGTGGAAGCGGTTCTATGCACACAGAACGGTGTCACGCCCGAAGCGGTGGACGCTTTCGACATGGGTCCGGGGGCTGATTACGACGAGCCGGGCAAACACCCCTCGGCTCCGTATCACAAAGAACACATTGAGGCTACGTCGATCGAACGTAAGCTCATTACACGTTTAGGTGTCCCTTGGGACATCTACGACAAAGCAGTTGGAGATCAAGGAGAGGTGAACAATGGGAATGAAACCGCCAATGCATGAACCGTTCGGCTCTGTGGGTAACGCAGAAACAGAGCCGACCAAACAGGCGCATTACACAGGGGTTCAGAACGCTGTGACGTCAATGAAGAGCACTGGGGATCCAAACCCGGAGAACGCGGGTGCAGGTACTTCGACAAAAGGCCCGGTGCCCTCAGCATGATCACCTTGGTAGAGGCTATAGGGCGGATGGAGGGAGTTCTCCTTGAGGGCTCCCGCCCTAACCGCAATAATAATCCGGGGGATATTGAATTCGGGGAGTTCGCTCGCATATACGGAGCAACGAACGGAGACCCGCGTTTCGCTATCTTCCCCACGATGGAAATGGGTTACGCAGCGTTAACCGCGTTGCTCAAAACCCACGAATACAAAAACCTAACCGTGACAGAGGCAATCGCTAGATACGCACCTCCTGTCGAGAACAATGACACAACCTACGTAGATGACATCTGCACATGGGTGGGTTGCCAACCGGATACTCCGATAAGTACTTTGGTGTGAGGTGAGCGGTGAGTAAGTTCTTGTTCCTGTCGAATCACGGTGACGGTATAGGTCTAGCGTTTAAGTTAAAAGACGCGGGCCATGAGGTAGGTATACACATCCGCCAATACCGTTCTCGGAAAAACTTTGAACGCATGTTGTTGAAGTTTGACACTGGAGCCCAATGGCGTACTTGGATTGATAAAAAAACCACGATAGTGTTCGATTCGACAGGGGGAGGTACACTAGGGGATCAGTTACGCATGCTCGGCTACGCCGTGTTCATGGGGTCCCAGTTCGGCGATGTGTTGGAACAAGATCGCGATGCGGCGTTTGAGTACATGAAACAAGTCGGGATTAAATTCCCCAAAACAGTACCGTTTAACTCATGGGAGGAGGGTAAGAAATTCGCCAAAGGGCATAAAGACATCCACTGGGTGTTTAAACCCTCAGGGGCGCTAGCAGATAACGACGCTGTAGGATCGTACGTATCTTCCGACACAGAAGACCTATGTGACATGATGGATTACTGGAACACCGTACACACAGGGCCCGTGGAATTCATCCTGCAGCAATTCCTCGTGGGGGTGGATATCTCCACCGAGGGGTGGTTTAACGGACGTGAATGGATGACCCCGTTTAATCACACCGTTGAACGCAAACAAATCATGAACAAGAATCTCGGGCCTTCGGGTGGTTGCTCCGGAGCTGCTGTATGGGCTTGGCATTATGGTTACAACCATATCATCGAACAAGGTATCAAGCTTATGGGTCCTATATTACAGGAGTTCAATTATGCTGGCCCTTGTGATCTCAACACGGTTGTTAATGAGGAAGGAGTTTGGGCTCTCGAATTCACTCCCCGATTCGGGTACGACGCTCTCCCGGCTCTGCTCAAATTATACCAGGGGGACTTTGGTCTTCTTCTTGAATCTCTGGCTCGAGGAGATCATCCAAAGGAAATGTCTCTCCAACGAGGTTTCGGTTCAGCTCTCAGGCTCTCGGTTCCTCCCTACCCTTCTGAGGAGTTCAAACACGCAGGAGGTATTCCAATACGCGGGTGGGAGAAATCGGACCGCAACGATCTGTTCTTTTACGAGGTGATGTTAGATGATAAAGCTCGGTTCGTTACTTCACCTGCCTTCGGGGCGGTCGCAGCCATACAAGGTTATGGAGACGATCTGGAACAGAGCTTTACGGGTCCGTACGACCTCGCCCGTAAAGCCCGAATCCCCGAAAAGCAGTACCGTACCGATATCCCAGAAGTCCTCTCCAACGACTACGCGCGGTTCCAGCGCTTTATCGATGTCGGCAGGAGAGACAACCCGGAGGTTGGAGGCGTTAAATAATGTGGTGCCGGTGCGTGTTCAATTATCTAGTGCTACACAAAGCGACAGTGATGGGAACCACGTTCCTGTTAGTAACATCGGCGATCAAAAGTCTTCCTACACCGGGGGACAAGTTTCAGTGGTACCCGTTCCTGTACGACTGGAGTCACTCTTTCTTCCATTTGAACAATCCACGGGAATTCCCTCAGGGAGTACCCCTCAACCCAAAAGCCTAGAGGAGGCATCGATGTCGACAGCAACAACCCCCGTAGTAGTAGCAGCAACCCCCGTTTCCGTGAAAGAGACCGTGCAGGAGAAGATCGAAACGGTGTTCGATCACATTGGGGATGGGATTATCAAGTTCAACAACGCGTTTGTGAACATCGGGAATGAAGTGGCTCCTTCCTTGGAGAAACTTCTGCCGGCTCCGTTTGCTACGGGTATGGCAACGTTCTTCACAGCGGCCACGGCTCAGTTGGCTTCCACAGACGCTGAATTGACCTCGATTAACTCCAACACCACTGAAGCGTGGGGAGCTAGGGCTGCGGCGGCTACGGCTGCTGGCGGTCTCGGTTTATTGGCCCTGTTGGCTAACATGGGCGTGACGATCACTTCGCAGGAACTTCCTTCGGTTCTGGCAACTGTGGGTACTTTGGCCACACAGTTGAAACTTACCGGAGTTACCGCAGCTCCTGTGCCGGCAACGGTGGCTTGATCTCATGGCCGATCATGTTGCAGATATCGCAACATCGAAACTCCCCCTCTTGGGTAAGGATGATTTTTATAACCTTATCCGGGGGGGAGATTTGATCTTTTGCTGGGGACAGGAACATATATCAAAGGTCATAGAGAATATCTCCGGCGGGCCCTCACACGTACTCATGGTCTGGACTCCTTGGCCTGGAGCTCCTTGGCTTACTTTGGAAGCTACATTCCCTTCACACACACAGAGTAAGTCGGGAGTGCATATCGGGTTGTTTCAGGATTACATGGATTCATACCCCGGTTACATGATCTTGTGCCGTCGGCCAGCCCTCACTCAAGCCAACATACAAACGGAACTGAATCAAGGTTTCATGTTGTTGGATGATAACTACAACTGGAGAACTGAAATATCCATTGCTGCTCGTAAACTGCTGCCCTTTCTCCCTCCAGTGGAAATCAAGAACGAGGAGTATTGTTCGGGGTTGCAAGAAACCATTGCACGCAACACGATTCCGTTCAAGCAGTATTTACCTGATCCAAATACCCCCGAGCAAGATTTTATCGATCCCTCGGTTGTAGCGATTGCTAGATACAAGGCATAAGAATACCCCCGACCCACAACAGGAAGGGGGTATTTCTTTGCTTATTTCTTGGCCGGCTTTGTTGCAGGAGCGGGAGCGGGGGGCGCATCTTTAACCAACTGCATCGTCATGAAATTGATACTGTACCCAGGATGCTCTTTCTTGATCTGCTCCACTAACGCGCCAAATTGTGTTTTCAACGCATCCGCTTGATTCTCTGTGAGTTGGAGTCGAGCGGATATCAACTGGAGCTCCAACATCTGCTCCTTACTCATTTGAGTAGATTGCTGCCCCATAGAAGGGATGGTGGTGAATACCAACGTCAACGCCAAAACCAATACCTTCATCTTCATACCTTCTCCTCGTTTGTTACGGTTATGATCTCCTGCAGTTCCAGAGAGCGGTATTGCTTGCCCTCCACGTATTGGTAAATACCCGAGGTCCAACGGAAGCCTACTATCGAACCTATGTAGATATCATACTCGGCTATCATAGGATCCCCACCCACGGCTATCACAAGGCCCGTAGTGGGCTTGGGCTGACTCGCTTCGGAGGTCACTACGGTTAAATTCGAGAGTTTGCCCCGCTCTACCAGGTCGAGTTCGGTGATGATGTCCTCTACTAACACTCGAGCCCCTACAATTTTCATTACCTTACCCATCAATTCCCCTTCCAAAAATACGGTTTGATCCCTCTGCACGGGCCCGATGAACGTTGAGCCATTGTTCGTGAGGAGGATAGAACGAAGAACTTAACCTCTCCTCCCGCAGAACGCAATTCAACGAATTTCTCGTGATCGATAAACACGGCGTTGGTGGTAGGTTCTTCGTGCAAGGTGTCCGATTCTACGAAGCGAACCGGGAGCCACCACTGGTCTTCCAACTTCACGTGCTCGCCGATTGTGAATGATTGTTCCTGCGTTGCACTCATACAATCTCCGGTTGATTGAGGATTTTATTCACGATGTTCATGTTGTGTTTGATATTGTGATCCACCCCGGCGGTCACCGTACCGTTCCAATTAAACTCTACAGCACAACCGTGTTCGTCCCACATCGCTATGTCTTGAGGTAAATCTAAGCGATGTTGTTTAATCCCGCGCCAGATAGGGGAACTGTTATCGATCGAACAACATCCCTCCCAGAATAAAAACTCGAGCTCTTTCAAGTTCGCATTCGCCATCCCTAAGGCGTGAGTTTTGATACCACGCATTGTAAGCTGCTCCACTGCATCGACTCGGGCGAGCCAGGCGTTTGGACCCATCGCCACGTCTGTTGCGAGTGCTCTTGGAATACCAATCCAATCAGGGTTAAATGCTTTGACCCCTCGATTGCACCAACGCCACCATCCCTGCAAATCACCAGGCACGGATTGAGGGATATACATCCATTTAACATTGGGGAACTCGGGAGCAATTTCTGCCATGAACTGCCGACTAGCTTCGAACGTGCGTTCTCCGTCCTGCAGAAGAAAATCAGGCAAAGCAGCAACGTGAGGGTTGTAGAAACGTATAGCGGCAGCCATTTTTTCGAGATCAATTGTTTCCCCCATTTCATACGCACCGTTATCGAGGATGATTAAATCTCCCTCACGGCGCTTGCGTTGATAGAACTCACGGTACACCGGATTCTCGATCTGCGGCAAAACCAGATGTGTGTGTGAATGCGACGCGTATCTATCCAACAACGCCGCAGGTGCGATGAAACAAAACTGTGTGCGATATCTGCTTCGTGATCTCACTATATCTCCTTCAAAATTCTGTATATACTATGCGTGGAACATCCCACCAAACTCGCTATCTCGCTCGCTTGTGCGGTGCGAACGAAACGCTGATCTAAGTGCTTGAGTGCGGTTACAAGTTTCGATGGGTTATTCACCCCACCTCGTGGGCGTTTCTCAACGCCACATAACGCAATGCGGCGAGCTAACGTGGCCGTACCGAAACCTAGAGTTTTTGACAGCTCAGCGATAGGTCTACCCTCTACCTGATACAACTGCACCCACATGGTGGGCTCGTCGGGGAATCCTAACGTCTCCGCTATCTCCTTCCATTGAGTTGATGCGGATTCTGTGTTACTCATCTACAACCTCCTTTATTTGATATGTGTGTGAGAACCCGTCTTTATGCTCGGATAAATCTCCCGATTCCTTCAACGCTCCCGCGATCATCTTGACCTGACGGGCGTTCATTTTATACTGCATTCGCCGGACTAAAACACTGTGGGGTATAGGCCCGTTGTACGATCGTATAACCCGTAATACCGATTCCGTTTCCATTCCCGATTCTGTACGGAACATGGCTTTTAGGAGAGAGGGCAAGAACTTCTCGGTCCAGGTTAAAATATCAAGCGCACGTATATAACACTCAGCACAGATACACATATCACCACAAGTTGCCAGGTGCAACAACATAGCGAGTCGAATAGAGTGGGTGCCTTTTCTCTGGTGGTACGACTCAAGCATTTCATGTTCGGGTTTCTCCGTTTTGTTTTTGTGATAGAATGCTATGTACTCACGTTCAGCTTCGGGGGTGAAGTTCATATCTCCCGTGAGTACGTGGATATCTAGCATCGTGTTTATAATCTCCTGCCTTTTGCCGTCGTCGCGCGCTTTTGGTATAGGAATGATGCGTGGAGAGATTGTTTGATGGATAAGCAAATTGCGGGCGATAAACCCCCCACCAAACATATCCGCTGGGGTGTTATTGATAAACCAATCGGATGTTGAGCACATGAGCGTGGTAAGGGCCACGTTGACGAGGGTCGTTGTGCCGCGCGAGATCGTTGTCGTGGTCCATTTATCAGGGCTATCCATAAGACGAGTGAGCAGGGGGACCAGGCCCTCTTGATAGCTAGCCTTTCCGAGAAAGACCGACATTTCAGGTGCGTATACAAGTCCAACTGCTTGCCCTTTCTTCATACCCTCGACTAGCGATTCTGGTGTCACTTTCTCAGCGTATACCGGGATCATAGCGGTATCGGTTAACATCCCCAACATCACATCTCCTGCGGTGGTTTTCTTGATTCCAGACGGTCCGAGTAACATAATACCCAGGGGAGGATATATCTTACCAATGGGACCAAAATTAAATCCACAGCGGCGATTGACCATAGCAGCCAAGCCAACAACAGCAACGTAGAAATGATAAGCGAGCGGTGATTCGCTTTCGCGGGTATATTCAACATAATCCCGAAAGTAACCATGCTTAGGCAATAGCAGATCAAGTTCGTTTTCATCTGCCACGGCTCGGGCCATATCCACTGCAGAGAATCTAAGGCTTTTGCCCTCGATGATCTCTCCGCCGTTTGTTTGTGCGAGCGCATCGTCTAGCTCCTTTTCTGTGATCGACCAACACTTACACACAGCACTTCTAAAATCTACCAGTTCTATGGGGGAGAGTTCCCCAGGATACGATCTCATCCATCCTATAGCAGCGCCGAACGTAGGTGATGTACGATCTAATCGCCGGTCTGAGATGAGTCCACGAAAAATCTCAAGTTGATGCCGTGGCGATTTTACCATTCAGATACTTCTCCGCCGAGTATAAACGACCCCAGTTAGGACCGATTTTCGCTTCGCAGGGGATTGAAAACCCGTCCAGTTCCGGAATCGGGGAGGACATCGTCGTTGCGATGTAGTTCAATGCGTCAACACCAAGTTGCCTGTCTTTTCGTCCTCCGTGTATATTGAAGATCCCCGAATCGTGGACGGTGAAATATAACCTAGACCTGGAACCAAACAACCGTGCCACGTTGCGTCCAGCCTCAAGTATGACTTTTTGGATAAGAATATCTGGCGCGGTAGATTGACCGGGGAAGGCCAGTAGGGCATTGCGTTGCGCTTCCGGGTTGGCGAAACGACGAAGCCTACCGAAAGGCGTCTGAAGAAACCCTTGTTTTGACGCCGTAAACATAAGCTTGTTATGGTACGTGCCAATTTCAGGATAGGACGAAAAGAAGTCTGCACGTAGCTGCTTTGCCCGAGCTGGAGTGATAGGTAGGCCCTCAACTCCGGGGACTCCACGTCCGTATATAAAACCAAGGGGCCAGCTTTTAGCCACGAGAAGCTTCCAGGGTGGTGTAATCGAATCGTCCCTGTTGCCTTTCGTCCGCGGGACACCAGGTAGAAAAAATGGTTCATTCCAGATTCCTTCGTAGAAGTCCCCGTAAAGATACTCACCGCGGTCTTTGATATCAATAAGCTTCTGGCACCTAGAGTAATATGCATAGAGCCAAAACTCGATCTGCGAAAAGTCGGCAGCCACGATGATGTCGTCTTCATGCTCCGGTACCACCTGTTCTCGAGGGAAGATCCCTGAACCGTCTACCTTGGGATCGACCATCATTTCTTCGGGGATCTGTTGCAGGTTCTTGTCTACCGTTTGGATACGTCCCCCAGCCTGTCCGTGGATTTTAGCCCGAGTACGTAACCGACCTCTCTCCGCTAGGTTGCAGAAGTCTCCAGACTTGCGTAACTGACGCATTAGGATAATGAGCTTGGCTATCGCAGATCCCTTGGCTGCGATCTTCTCCAACGCTTCCTCGTCCATTGAAGGAGTACGAGTACGTATGGTCTGCCCGGTTTTCTTATCCTTCTTCACCCGGTTCTTCATCGGGGCTTTGAACCCCAGAGTATCGAACAACCCGATCAACTGTTTGGGCGAGGACCAGGAAGTTAAGGGGAATTTGGTGTTCCAGAACAGCTCATACCGTTCAAGCGCCTTCGCCAGTTTATACTCAGCCAGGTCCGACGCTTCCTGATTATACGGACATCCGTCATGCTGCCAAGCTAAGACCTCGGGAACGCACTCACACAAAGACCAGAATAACTCGGTCGCGGGAATGGGTAACCCACTAAGCTCGGTGTACATCGCCTCCCCAATTTCTAAACACCCCACAGTGTCCTGAACGTTATACCAAATTGGATCTCGGTGTTCGAGGTTTTTGTGATATCCCCAACGAGAGTACAGCGCCATCGCCGTACCAAGATCCTTAGAGACTTCGTCTGGCCATAATAAGTGAAACGCCAACATAGCGTCAGCCCACTGTACGCCTGGGTTTCCTTCGAACATCCTGGAGAGATAATGAAACTCAGTTTGCGCCCCGTAACACCATAAACGCAGAGGAGTTCGTCCATCATAGGGATGGAATAAGGACCCAAGAAGGTGGAATTGGTCCGGCTTAACGGAAAGATACGAATTGACGTTGGCAGCCAAACCGATTTCAAGAACCTTGTTCTCTTCATATTTCTCCGCCTCTTCATCCTCTTCCACGATACGGTACGTGGTTTCGATATCGCACCCCCCAGCTCGATGGGAAAGCATGTAAGGGATGTATTCCCGCACTTCCTGATCCGTGGGATCGTATTTATACTCCACCTCAGTTTTCTGGGGTGTCCCGTTCATCATGATGTTGAGGGCCTGGGACACCTGCTTCTCTAACTTAGGCAGTAAAGCAAACCCCGTTCGAGCAACAAAAGCAGGATGAGCAGCACCGACCACAGTGAAACCGAGAGGATGAGGATAAGGAGCACCCGCCAACCAATAAGAAGGATCGTTTTTGGCGGATTGACGTGTATGGATAAGGGCGAGATGTTTCGGTGAACAAAGTGCATCAAAAGCCTCCTGACCTAGGGTAAGTACCACGCGGGGTTTTAGCTCTTTGATTTCCTCATCGAGGAAGGCCCGTTTGCAATGGTGTACTGCCGCAGGAGGAACCGAAGATCCTGGCTTAACGTAGCACTTGACGACGTTAGTAACGTATGAGCCCTGACGAGAAATTCCGACCTTCTGCAGGGTTCTATTAAGGATACTGCCACTAGCCCCAACAAAGGGCCGGTGCTCTTGGATTTCTTGCGGTCCCGGATTCTGACCGATAATTGCGAGAGGGTTTGGCTTGATACCCTCTCCCCAAACAGGCCCTGGAGCCCCGTATAGAGGACAGCCGACGCACTTTTGCGGTTTGGCAACGGACATTACCTCCCCCCGCGTGTGAGTAACAGAAAACGGTCCAACAGCGCGGGTTCGGTATCAAACCTCCCCGAGGTGGCCATTGTGATTGTTGTGGCGTCCGATTTCACCCCGCGGAGAGCCATGCAATCATGCGTGCCTTCTACCATAATGCAGATCCCGTTTATAGTCGACGCAAGCGCGGTTTCCAATCTTTCACGGACCGCGTAGGTAAACCTTTCTTGCATAACGGGTCCGGTATTAGCCTGTTGCATAACTCGGACAAGTTTTGAGAGGCCCAAGACGCGTCCTGATGGGATATAGGCCAACGCAACGCGCATCCGCACTGGAAGCAGGTGATGAGGACATAAGGTCGTGATTTTGACCCCACGTACGAGAATAAAGTCGGTATAGCACTCCTCAAATGCTGTAGGGGGTCCGTTGTGCTGTGCGAAAATTTCACCCAAGGCTTTTGCGTATCTCTTGGGAGTGTCGGTGAAATTGTGGTCATCGAGATCAACCTCCAGGCCGGCGAGTATTAAAGCAACACCTTGTTCGAGCAGTTCGTTTTTCATTGTACCTTCTGTTCTTTCAGCTCAATAGCTTTTTTGAACAACGCGTTGACATCTCCGATGCCTCCCCAAAATACGAAAGTAACCGTTCCTGTCTCTTCGTCTCGTGTGATCAGGATCGCGGCATCGCTGGCGGTGTAATCTCCCGAAGCCATGTGTGAGGTGATTTCCTCTAACAGATTCCTCAACCCTTGCTCTTTGGGGTTGACCTGTCTTTCGACGTACATTTCATCCGACATTAGTAGCCTCCAATAGCGCGAATCCTTCAGCGCAGTCGCAGCCATGGTTGAAGTGGATGATGAATTGGATATTGGCCATTGCATGACCTAAATGGTCTTCTGACCTATCCCCCATAAGATACTGATTGAGATGATCCAGCGCATGATTCAAAGAATTGCTGTTCGGGATTCCCTTGGTCCAGTTGTGTTTCCCGTACTTGCCAGCACCTTCAGCCATTGTAACCGCGAGACGATTCAAAGCTGTTGGGCATACAAGTGTGTAATCAACCGGCGTTTCCGAAGCGGTTGTCGCTGAACGTTGAGCTCCCGAATCAAACTGAACTTTTTTATCAGTTGAGGTACTTTTGGAGGTCTTCGAGATACGAAGGTTCTTCTTCAAGGGCTTGTCCTTTCATTTTGTTCTTGAACTCTTCCCAGTATGTATACGCCTGGGCGTGTGGGGCGATGCAATTTTTAATCCCGTCGTTGTAGTGACGCATAACGATCTCGCCCGTAGCTTTGTTGGAACACCCTACAACCCAGCATGACCTGCCCGCTTCGTAGTGGAACCCCACGAATAGCATGTATTTGCCTGACGTCGAAATCGTGCGTTCCAACATATTGACGTTAGGGTTCCGGAATGTTAACGCGGGAGCTTGTTCTTTCATCGAACCCCCAGTACCTTGTGCATCTGGATCGAAATCTTGGTGTTTGGGTATTGATGCACTAGTTCTAAACACCGTTGGAGAGACAGAGAGTCTGGTGTGCTTACATCATTCACGCACAAAGGGGAGAAATACACGTGTTGGTATTGGGGATGTACACAAAGCATCAATTCAGCGAGAGCTTCATCGGTGAGTTTATCATCCACCATGATACGCACTTCATCCGCATCCCCAACATAATCAGGGTTGTATCCGAATTTGGGCGAGCACGTGACATGAGCCACATTAGGGAGGTATTTGGATATAGTCCCCGAGGTTTCGATGTGGATTATGTATTTAGTGAGATACGCGCATAACGCATCGATCTCACGATGCATTAAAGGTTCGCCCCCCGTAATGCATACATGCTTGATATGGGGAGGGATTGAATTGTATATCTCGTTCAGCGTCTTCGTCTCCGTCTTACGATAGTCCGTATCGCAAGGAAACTTTCGACCGTCAAAAGCAGTGCACTCGAAAGCCCTAATCCCAGACTGAAGCACAGGAAAGGGTGATTCATTATTCCCGGCATAAGTTCTCCCCACAGAGCACCCGGCTAACCTGATAAACGTCATCGGGGTGCCTGCCCAGTATCCTTCTCCGTGTATAGACGTGAATATCTCTGCTATGGGTATCGTGAGCGAACCAGGTTCTGCAATGAGGTTAGAAGGGGCAGTTGTCATTAGCAAGCTCCTTCGCGGCGGCATCAATATGCTTTTGGATCGCCCAGTCATTAGCGTATAATCTGGCTTCCGATGTACATGTCTCGGACAGTGCGAGACACTGCCAATTGAGGTCCGCGGGGAGTTGCCCGGCAATCCAGATCAATAAATTTTCTGATGTGGGAATAAATCCTGGGGGTATATCATCTACATCAGAAAGAACTAACTCTCTCTTATCCGGATCAAGGCCTTTGAAACAAGTTACATAACCTTCACCTAAATGATGGTGATCTAGCTTGTCGATAATAGGTTGGATAATCGATTTGACATCGGTAAAATCCATCACCATTCCACCTTTTGGGTGTTCTGAATTTTCGTTGACATGCCCGGAAATCCACACACTCAAGACCCACGAGTGTCCATGCAACCGCGCACACTTCCCGTCGTGATTCGGCAACTGGTGCGATGCCTCGAATCGAAACTCTTTCTTAATGTGCATTATCATCCGCCGGCACCTCCTCCATTTTATTCGTGCCCGATTGCGTTAGCGCGCGGAAGAGAGCGAGTTGAAGGAAATCCAAACCCAAATTGGTGAATATAGGAATCTGCTGTTCTCCTGGAACAGGAATCAACAGGATGAACGGTGTGTTGGCCTTCGCCAGTGTTTTAATCACCGCGTCGATCATCTCTTTGGCTTGATCGACGGTCATGGGTTTTGGCGCGGGTTTTCCACCTGAAGCATCACCTGCGGGGAATTCGGTTACATTATCCATCATAAACCTTTCTTCTGTTTGAACCGGGCGAGCCTTACCCTCTCGCAGATCAGGACAAACATGATCCACGAGAGGTTTAGGGCAATGACTATTGTTATGCGGGTAGCCACGTGTTATTTCTGACGTGGCTTGGCTGGGCCGTCCGTTGTGCTTTTGATCCCCCAAGTGGGGATGTCCGTCACCGTACGCTTCTGGCCCGTGTTGGGATCGTCGTACTGCTTGTGCTTGACGTAGATATACATTTCGCCGTCCAGGACTTCTTGCGGATCGTGACCTTCCACGCCGGGTTTGTATCCGCATGCAGAATAGATCGCTTTGAGGTTGAACAACGCGTGGGGTTGCAGTGACGCGTGGATCTGCAGTTGAGATCCCGTCCACTTACCCTCGTCCTGGATCTTCAAAACGAAGATCACCTTTTCGCCCCCCGATGAATCGGACTTGAGTGGGTCGCCGTTGTCGTCGGTTTCCTTGACCTCAGAAATCCGGACGAGATACGGGCCTTCGTCTACTACCTCACCCTGGTCGGGGACTTGTGACATATCCAATGTACGTAACATGTGTTTCTCCTTATGTGCGGTTGTGTCGTGAGAATTACTTCCCGAGACGTCTTTGCGATAAACTCTGTACTAAAGCGCGGAGGCGGTTCTGAACCATAACCTCGAATTGTGTATACGCCGTATCGTACAAGGCGCTCTTAACATCCGCTGTTGGAGCACCGTTTACGTCTTTAGTGGTCATAACCATCTGCAGGTTGGGCCATTGACGGTCGTCTACGCTGATAGTGATCTGGATCATATCGCCTCCTTTCGTGGGGGGTTGGGGTTAAAAGAGATCAGCGTAAGCGGTTATGAACTTGTCATAATCCGGCCCATGCTCTGGGTTGATTGTATCGTTGATCGTATACGTGCCCGGTTCTTTCTCATTGGCGGCCGTTGTCTCTTTTGCTATAGACTTGGCCCCCTGATCGAGATCGAACACGTACATGGGAGTAGGGAAGGTCAGAAGGGATCTGGTCTTCCCAATACCAGGGGGCCCGTACAAAACGGTTATGTACGGTGGATCCCAGTTGCAAGCAGGGTTCGCTTTGGCTAAACGCTCCAGTTGCGCCCAATCCGCGGGGAACATACCAGCGGATATAGCAGGAGCGTTGAATCGATCCTTCACCTCCCAGTAGTCGGACCCAGAAGATAACGGCTCGCGTCTCGCAACCCACACAGGTTTTCCCATAGCATATCGAACGTGGAAGATGTTATCGGCAGCGCGCGAGAACTCGTCCGGTGTCCGGTTTCCGGGTAAGTCCAACTGACCTTTAATAGTAACCGGTTCCTGTGGAGTTTGTCCCTTTGCAGTGATAGCCCCTCCGCGACCATATACCTTCTGAATATCTTCGTGCGCGAGGAAGACAACGTTCACCCCTTGTTTCCGCAGGTCTTTGGTTCGCCGTATAAGCATATTCAGGCGTTCCGTAGTACCTACATAATTGTTCACAGCACGGATCTTTTCCATGTCCTCAGCTGTTTTGCCGATGTCACGAGAGAAGTACAAACGCGCCAGTTCGCCAGCGGAATCGAATACGACGGTTTTGTATTTACACGCCATGTACACCTACATTCTGTACGATCCATGGATCGGTCATACCGTTCGCGTTGAACGCCGCGTTCCGTATAATACACGAATCACATATCATGCAGGGCCGATCACCGCCCGCGTAACACGACCAGGATAGGTCCATCGGAGCTCTGTGGCGCAAACCCACTTTGACAATATCCGCCTTGGATAACTCGATCAACGGAGCTTCTACCCAAATTGGCGAACCTCCCACGCCCGCGAACGTACTAACCTCGGCGAGCTCGTTCCATCCTGCGATAAACGCCGGACGACAGTCAACGTAGCCACTGTAATCCACAGCGTTGACCCCTGTATAGATAACGCTAGCGCCTTCCGCTTCAGCGAGGGACTGCGCCAAAGCCAGCATGACTGTGTTGCGACCGGGGACATATGAAGGAGCCTTCCCATGGGACATATCTTCTTCTGAGCGGTTACCGGGCACTTCTCCTGCACCCGTCAGTATGGTGCCTTTCTTCACCATGTTTCCAAACCCGAGTACGTCGACTTGGGTGATGGGGTAATTGTAGTGAGCGGCGATGGAGATAGCCGACAGGCGTTCACGAGAATGCCGTTGGCCGTAGTATACGTTGAGGAAGTGTGCCTCGTGTCCTGCAGCCACGGCAATAGCTGCCGTGACGCAGGAATCGAGACCGCCGGAGAGAAGGACGATCGCTTTTTTACTCATCGTCCTCGTCCTCCTCTTCGTCGTCCTCTTCGTCGTCTTCGAGGATAGTATCATCCTCGTCGTCGCCGAATAGGCTTACTTCTTCTTGTCCTTCTTCATGAAGGGATTCTCCTTCTTGCCCTTCGCCGGCTTCTTCTTGTCCTTCTTCGGGTCCTTTGCCATTGGTTGCCTCCTCTCCCTCGCTGGTGGGGGTGGGTTCTGTTGCGAGCTCGTCTAGGCTTTCTACGCCTACGTCTTCCGATTCAAGTGCTGACATGTGATCCTCTTTCTGTGCGGTTTTGTGTTACACTTGGTGGAGAGCGACGGATTTGAACCGTGCTTCGAGAGAACACCGTGATCAGCGGGCTCCCAGTACCATACCAGACTCCCCCAACTTATTTGATCTGCACCAGGGGTTTCTCAGGCGCGGGCAGACCCAAAATCTTATAATACTCCAACTCCACATAATCCCATTCGGGGCGTGTTTGGAATTGGTCGGGAGAATACTCTCCGTGGTTCATGCACACGTCGTGAAAGTCGCATTTTCGGTTCCAGTTAGTGCATGAACGGGTGTTCATATACACTTTGCTGTCGTCGAAAAAAGCTTGCTCGAAATCGTCAGCAAGAGAACCAAGCTCCACTGCGAACCGATCGAGATCAGCATCGGAGCGAATGTAAACTTCACGCTCAAAACCGATAACGGCCAACGGGTCACCTTTATACTGAGCGTTGGGCTTTTTGATAATGTTGAGAACAAACCCAGCAGGACGGAGACCGGTGCTCTCTCGTATACCGTAAATGTACCCGGTTGGTTGAGAGTCCAGTAAGAACTTCGTAAAGTAAGTGTCACCGGTGCGGGCCTCCGTTTTATGTTCGAACAACCATGTTCTGCCCTGCCAGGCTACCACCGCGTCGGTTTTCCCTCGGAAGTAGTGCGGATGAATGCAGCGAGGATCCGTGCAATCGATATGCGGCTCACCTGGATGCAGAATCTGATGGAAGAAACGGTCATGGTGCTCCGTGCCGGGCAAAGGCACCGTGAACTCAACCTCGGGCTGCAGAACCCGAATTTCTCCCCTTTCGTAGTGCTTGGCGAACTCGGCCAGCGAATTGATCATCCACTGCACATGCCGTTCGATCATAGGTAACTCTTCGGGCAATACAAACGCGCTCTGCTCTTCGTATCTCTGACGATAATCCGCCTCGGCCACGAACACAGCATCGGTCATGTCATCAGTGGCGAAGTAGTGCGCTAGACCTTTGTGGTACGAACCCCCCAAAATCAGCGGGTCAGCCACACGAAACGGTTGCAACCTCTTCTTGGACCAGAACATGGCCTTGACGCGGCATTCTTGAAACGTGGTGGCACGTGAGATGTTTATGATCATAACAAAGCGATCCTTTCCAATTCATCCGATTCATCCACACGTTTGGCGATACGCAACCCGGCTACTATGCCCAGAGAAAGCAACACCATTATCTGACAGAAGCAGAATCCACCATCTCCATAACACGATTCTTGTATATGTGAAATGTGTTCCACCAACTGGCCACATAATGCCACGTTTTCTGGGGATTTGAGTCCTGCAGCCACGGCGCGTGAGATTTTAACATCCTCGGGAGCGGTGCTTTGTCTGAGACTTTCCAACGTCAAACAGATGATATCTGACGTCACTTGGGCGGGGTTTATCGTCATGCTACTCTCCGTGCGGTGGAGCGTTATGTGCTTATGGTTTATTATACCATGAACAGCTTTTGCATATCAACGTTCAGATAACTCAAAAGACTAGCTAGAGGCGTTTGTCAGTTATCGCTAGATCGCTGGGGGCAGCAAAAATTCGATGGCATTGAGGACATTCACTAGGGAGCGGGAGTTTCAGCCTTTTCCTGCAATCAGGACACCGCGCGACTGGTATCCCCCAATCAGAGCCTTTCCCTTTAGATTCTTTAGCGCTTCTTCGCAATCCATCCGTAGTTCTCATGATTTAGTTTCCTCCTTCTTCGCGGGCTCGGGTGGGGATGGAAACCGCCGCCAGTGGCTATAGTTTTTTGTAAAGAAGCGCAGATATTGTCCGCTCACCACCTCGCCTGGTCTTTCCGAGTAGTACCCAGGCTGAAGCTTGAACCTTGAATTAAACAGGGCAAGATAGTAAACGTTCTGCGAAGGTTCTGGTAGTTCCTTCTCTACGCTGATCCAGCCAGCTTTCAGCCGTTCCACCTCGGCAATCGCTTCATCGCATACCACCCGCAACGCCTTCTCAGCCGCACACACGGAGTTGAATTCTTCCAAGCGCGAGGCGGTGAGACGAGTAAGCTTTACTAACAACGGCATTAATTGAGCGACAGCCGTAGCGCTAACAGGTTGTCCGCGACCCACGGTCTCTTGTATCAACGCATACACCGCGAGCTTGTCTTCTTGAGTTATTGGGGTGTCGTGTTCTTCAGGCATGCAAGCCTTTCTGCTGGGTTACTCCACAGCACTGCGCATCGCGTCTCTGCGATCGGCCAATTCGTCGAACAAATCCGCCCAACGCATTTGCGTGGCTTGATAATGGATACGTTTCGCATCAGCGTTGCGATCCGAACGATAGGTAGGATCGAACTCCGCCATCTTGCGATGGAAACGCGCTTTCTGGCGGAGTTCTTCTGTGGTGAACGAACACAGGGTCATGTGCGGATGACCTTTCTGTTGGGATTAGGGGGTGCCTTGCGTTTGGATAACAGACCGCTTTCAGTGCGTGTATAATTATCCGTCAAACACGAAAGGCACCCCGCCCGATCAAGTTCGCGTTGGTCTTTTAATACGACCTGCTTGATCAGGCGGCTGCCTTTCTGGCCAGCCGTCCCACTATGCAGCTTCGGTTTCGGTGTCGACGTCGTCCTCTGCGAGCTTCTGCTCGGCAGCCTCCTCCGCTTCCTTCTCGATCTGATCCCACAAACCGAGCTTGATCGCCGCGACCTTGAGAGCCTTCTGCTTCTTGCGCTGCTTCTGCTGGTACGCCTTCTGCGAACCCTTGCCGCTCTGCTTCTTCTGCTGAACCTTCTGGCGGACGCGGAACTTCAAAAGCTCTTCCTTGAGCTGCTCGGGCGAGAGATCTGCAACTTCGGAATTGACTGCGGCGAGGATATCCTGATCGTTGGTGTCCATGTGATTCTCCTGTGCGGGGTTACCGCGGTGGTTCTAGTTTGTGCTCGAGAGATGTTATCTCCTGTGCTGTTTTCA